GTGATATTGTGTTAGATGGTTATAAATCACATGGTACTATCAAGGCTGAAATGGCAGTATGAAGCCAACCGTATTCTACGTGAAATGGGCAGGGACATTTGGCAGTTTGTTAACTGTATTTTTAACTAGCCATGATTTCATACCATATAATAAATATGCAGGGCTTGCTACTGCTATTATGTGGACTACTAGTGGAGTATTATGGAAAGAAGCCGCACTAATTATCCCCAACATTGTTATTGCATTGATTTATTTGTCAGGTATACTTAAATGAAAATTGTAAAAACTAAAGTACATTCAATTAGAATGGGTGACGTTGAGGATCCTGATTTGTTTGTAGCACAGCCTATTTGGGAATGGCAACAAACAGAAGCAGGAAAGTTTGTTATGGAAAATAGTAAGCAACAGCCTGAATGGCATCGAAGGACTGATCCATACAACTATGGTTATCATTATGATATCGTAGCATATTTAGAAGAAAAAGATTTAACATTTTATAGGTTGAAACACGAATGAGAATTTTAGTAACCGGCGGCCTCGGTTTGATAGGTCACAATGTAGTAGCACGTTTAGAAAACTTAGGACATGAAGTTTCTATTACAGATACCCGAACTAATTATGGATTGGTTCCGCAAGACGAACTTGATTACCTTGTGGCAGAACGATTAAAGAAAATTAGTACTACTGCAATTCATAGAATCGATATCAGTGATGTTGAAGGAATGAATTGGTTATTTGACAAATATAAGCCTGAAGTAGTGATTCATATGGCAAGTTTCCCCCGTCAAAAAGTTGTCAATGCTAATCCCATGATTGGTGCAAGAACAATGATGGAAGGTTTAATGAATCTATGTGAATTGAGCAAGAAATATTCAGTAGATAGATTTATGTATATTAGTTCAAGTATGGTCTATGGAGACTTTACTGATGATGTTACAGAAGATGCCATTTGTAAACCACAAGGCCAATATGGCATTATGAAATTAGCAGGAGAACATGTTGTCAAAGATTACACGCGCCGAGGTTGTTTTAACTATACTATTGTGCGTCCTAGTGCTGTATACGGCCCGCTTGACGTGGAAGATAGAGTTATTGCAAAGTTTATGCTTACAGCCATGCGAGGAGGAACCCTCAAGGTCAACGGAGCCGGTGAAACCCTCGACTTCACTTATGTGGACGATGCGGCAGACGGAATTGTCGCAGCCTCACTTAGTCCATATGCAACAAACAAAACATACAACATCACAAAAAGCCACAGTAGAACTCTAATTGATGCTGCCGAATTAGCAGTAAAGATTGTAGGCAAGGGTAATATCGAAGTGCGCGGTAAAGACGCAGATTTCCCAAGCCGCGGTGCATTAAATATTGATAATGCAAGAAAAGATTTTCAGTTTGATCCGAAGGTCGATGTAGAAGAAGGGTTCGAAAAATATTATGAGTGGCTTACAAATTCCCCATTTTGGTCTGCAAAGACAATACAGTAACTTAAAAGCAGAATTATTATTTGCCACCGATCAAGTACTCAGAAGTGGGTGTTTGGTCGGCGGACCTTATACTAATAAGTTTGAACAGTGGCTTAAAGATTACACAGGCGCGCAATACGCACTAACTGTACATAGCGGAACACAGGCTTTAGAAATGATTGCTAGATTTCATTATCTAGCAAACAATCCTTTTGACTTTAATATCAAACCTAAAGTTTATATCCCCAATGTTACATATCCTGCCACATTAAACGCATTCATCAACACAGGTTGGGATATTGAACTATGTGATACCGATAGCAATGGCTTAATCAATGTATCAAACACAGATAGTTTAACCTATAAATGTTTTGTAGGACTATATGGTGCACCACAAACATATGATATTCCCTCTGATGTAATTGTTGACGGGGCACAACACTGGCTAGTCGCTGATGGCAACTTTGGTGAGGGCATGGCAATCAGTTTTGACCCTACAAAGAACTTAAATGCAAGTGGCAACGGTGGTGCTATTGTAACTAACAACGAAGAATTGTATGAATATGCAAAACGTTATAGAGACAATGACAAAGGGTACAATGAATATGTAGGCACTAATAGTAAATTAAGCGAACAAGATGCCGCTCACTTGTTAGTACGTGCACAATATATTAGTGCTTGGCAAAAACGTAGAGAAGTCACACGCTTATATTACTGTGATCAATTTAAAAATGCACCAATGAAATGTTTAAGCGCAGGATTTAGAACTCATGCTGATCAAAAGTTTGTAGTATATACAAAGCAACGAGATCAACTAAAACAATACTTAACAAATAAGGGCATTGAAACTAAAATTCACTATGAACGTGCACTAAGCGAACTACCTATTGCTAAGCCATATATTAAACCAACTATGTTAGCGACCAGTGTGTTCTTAACTAGGGGAGTACTAAGTCTGCCTATTTACCCCGAACTAACAGATGGAGAAATTGAATACATTGTACAAAGTGTTTTAGAATTTTTTGCTAAATAAGAGTACAATGTGGTTACTCAACTTTATCCCCGATAGTTTCCTTCACTTTATAGTACTAGCAGTATTATTCAGTGGTATAGGATTATATGTAGCAGGCCTAATTATGAATTTTTGGCTTGCTACATTGCCATACAGAGAGCCTGTAAGAATAATTTCAACTATCCTTACTATTGCAGGTGTATATTTCTACGGTAGCTACGACACAGAAATGGCCTGGCGCAATAAAATGGCTGAGGCACAAGCAAAAATAGCACAAGCCGAAGTAGAATCGCAAAAACAAAACGTTCAAATCGTCACTAAAGTTTTGACTAGGAAACAAGTAGTTCAACAAAAAGGTGATACTGTTGTGGAATATATTGACAGAGAAGTTACAAAATACGATAGTGAATGCAAGATTCCTGACGTATTTGTCAAGGCCCACAATGATGCGGCAGCACAGCCTGATTTTAGAATCATAGGAAAGGCTTCAGATAAGAAATGAGAAGTCTAATAGTTTTAAGTTTAGTATTGTTAACAGGATGTGCAACTTCAGTTCCTGTAGTACCCAAGTTTCCTGATGTTCCCGACACATTACTTGTACCCTGTCCTGAACTAGAAAAGTTACCCGATCAGACTAAATTAAGCGAAGTTGATGAAGTTGTAGTCAGAAACTATACAACTTACTATAAATGCGCAGTTAATAATGATGGTTGGATTGAATGGTACAACACTCAAAAGAAGATTTTTGACAATATCCCCAAATAAGTATTTGTGATAAATACATGATAGGAAGATTATCATGGCTATACAAGAAATTATTAATATAGGCACTAGCCCAAATGACGGGCAAGGTGACCCGTTACGCACGGCGTTCAACAAGATTAATGACAACTTCACTAATCTTTTTGCTAGTTTTACCAATTTCAGCAACGTATTGACTACAGGAAACACAGCAGGACAAATCATCTTTGAATCTCCTGCAAATACTTTTAGTCAAGGCCAATTCTATATTCAATCTACAGATACATCTACCTCAGACAGTCAAACAATTCAATTATATTCTCAAGTAAGCGCAGATTCAAGCAATGTGAAATTCACAGCATATGGTTCAACATTTTTTGGAAATTGTGTGTCGAGTTTTGATATGACAGTTGATGGTACATCGGGAAACGTACAAATTTTAGCGAATCCTATTTCAAATAACACAGTATTACATTTTATCGGCTCACAAGTAATGTGGCTTGGTAATGTTGTTCCAGGATTGGCTATCGCATTAGACGGATATTCTAATTCAGTTATGGCTACGCAAAGTAATATTGTCATGGCAACAAATCAAGGATCATAAAATGAGAGCAAGTGAATTTATTAGCGAAGCTGGTCCACCTAGATCAAGTTTACACAAGGATCACGAAAGCGTAGTCCCGGGCCCAGGCAGTTATATTGCACGTGATACAGGTGGATATGATCGTGTTTATCATATGAATCGTTTGTGGATGGCTATGGCCATAGCAGATGGTAAATCAACTAAACCAGTTGATATGGATGTTGCTAGTCCAACAGAAAAGTTCAATGGCATACATCCATATACAGATGAAGAACATAATATGGTTCAGGCAGCGATGAAAACTATCCCCGGTGAATATCACACACTTGCAAAACCTAGTAAGAAAAGTGCTGAGCCTGATGATGTCCATAAAGTTAGTCCAACTACTAGCAGAAAATTGAAAAATTATCGCACAGGAAAATAATTTAACTGCATAGATTCCTAATAAGTAATATTATCAAACTTAGGAATCTTATGCAAAATCTAATCGATATCAACAACACCCTTGACTTAGTTAAGTTAAAGTTCTACAATGAATGGCTTTATACTGCACACATCTATGATGAGGGCGATAGTGAGTTACATTGTAACATTACAAAACAAATCGTGGCAACTTATGTTGACCCATTAAACTTACCAAAAGACGCTAAAATCTTAGATTTAGGATGCGGACCTGGTTACTTTTTAGATGAAATGAAATCTAGAGGGTACACAGACTTAGTTGGTGTTACACTAAGCCCCGGTGATGTTGCTATTTGTGAAGGCAAAGGCCACACTATTAAAAAATACGACCTAAGTTTTATCCCACAACGTGATGGCTACTATGATGAAAGCGTAGACTTTATTTTCTTGCGTCAAGCATTAGAACATAGTCCATATCCTATCTTTAGTTTAATGGAATACAATCGTATTTTAAAACAAGGTAGTAAGATTTACATTGAAGTTCCTGCTCCGGAATGTGATCGTAAACATGAAATTAACCCTAATCACTATAGCGTGTTGGGCCCGCAAATGATTGCATCATTGCTTCAACGTTGTGGATTTGATATTGATTTATTCAATGACTATCAATTTGATATCAGTATGCCAACAGACCTTAATGATCCAGTAAATGGAGAGCGAATTACAATGAAAGAAAAGTATTTCTGCATTGTCGCAACTAAAAAGCGTCCACTAGACATTAAATAATATGCATATCTCGGGGTCTCCCCGAGATTCCATATGTAGACACAATAAATACTATATGTTCGATCCGTTTAACCAAGCAAAATTACAAAATGCATATAAAAATATGCAAAATTTTAATCCAGGTCCAGAAAAAGAAATGACATTGGATGATTTAAAACGTTTAAGTGGTAACGGTAAAGTTAACGGTGAATACACATATATACCCAACCATGTATTAGCTGCCGAAAAAGCACAGTATATACGTGACAATAACATTAAACCCGGCGATAAAGAATGGTTCAAAGTTATGTTTGCTAAACCTGACTTAACAGGAGAAAGCCCATTTTCTAAGAAGTAGTATATTTCTTATAAATAATACTATGGCAAACGCACCCACATTAGTTAAAACACCTTATACAAAAACACACTTTGCAACACAAAAAGAATTAGATGATTTTGTAAAGTGTTGTGATCCAGAAACAGGTTATCTATATTTCATGGATAACTTCTTTTACATACAACACCCTACTAAGGGTAGTATGTTGTATCATCCTTGGCCCTACCAAGAGAAGTTAATTCACACATATCACAATTATCGTTATAGTATTTCACTCATGCCTCGACAGTCAGGTAAGTCAACAAGTGCAGCCGGATATCTTTTGTGGTACGCTATGTTTGTCCCTGACAGTACTATTCTAATTGCCGCACACAAATATACAGGCGCTCAGGAAATTATGCAACGTATTCGTTATGCATATGAAAACTGCCTCGACCATATTAAAGCTGGTGTAACAACATACAACAAAGGTAGTTTAGACTTTGAGAACGGTAGTCGTATTGTTAGTGCGACAACTACTGAAAATACTGGTCGTGGTATGTCTATTACATTATTGTATCTTGATGAGTTTGCATTTGTTAGACCTAGTATTGCGCAAGAGTTCTGGACTTCTATTACACCAACACTATCAACTGGTGGTAAGGCGATTATTACAAGTACACCAAATAGTGATGAAGACCAGTTTGCATTGATTTGGAAAGGTGCTAATAAAACAGAAGATGAGTATGGCAATCAAACTGAATTAGGTATAAACGGATTCAGAGCATATCGTGCATATTGGACTGAGCAACCGGGACGTGATGAAAAATGGGCTGCTGAAATGAAAGCACAGTTGGGTGAAGATCGTTTCAATCGAGAAATTGGTTGCGAATTCATTATTGCTGACGAAACCTTAATCAATCCTAACACACTTATTCAGCTAGAAGGCATAGAACCTATTACACGTATGGGGCAAGTACGTTGGTATAAACAACCAGTTAAAGGGAATATCTATGTAGTAGGGTTAGACCCAAGTCTTGGTACCGGTGGCGACAATGCTGCCATTCAAATTTACGAAGCAAACACCACTACGCAAATTGGTGAATGGAAACACAACAAAACAGACATCCCCAGCCAAATCAAACTATTAGCGCAAATTAACAAGTATATTACTGACATAACAAAAGAACCTAACAATGTTTACTACTCTGTAGAAAACAACAGTATCGGTGAAGCCGCATTAATCTCATTAGCAGAATACGGAGAAAGTAACATTCCCGGTATCTTTATTAGTGAACCCGGTAAAAAGCGTAAAGGCTTCACTACATCGCAGAAACCTAAATTAGCAGCCTGTGCTAAATTCAAGACACTACTAGAATCTAAAAAGATGACACTACATAGTAGATCATTGATTAGTGAATTAAAAGCGTTTGTTGCTAGTGGGGGAAGTTATGCTGCCAAAATCGGCGACACAGACGATTTGGTTATGTCATCATTGTTAGTAGTTAGAATCTTTCAACTACTAAGTGACTATAACAGCGATTTAGAATCACATATTAGAGATCACCAAGAAATCATTGCCCCATTACCCTTCTTTGCCGTCTTAGGGTAAGGATTGGACTAAATATACTTATGGCAGTAAATACAGAAAATTTCAACACAAAGTTATACGACCTGTTAAAAGTCAGGGGTTACAAACCTGTACCATTAAATGCAAAAAATCAGCGTGTAGAAGCAAGCCCTGCCGCTGACGTTATTGAATTTACATTTAGTAAAGACGGGGAAGATTACGGCAAAGCCTGGGTCAGCATTGACGATGCACAGAACCTAGTCGTATACTATGACAACGAACAATCAGATAGTCCAAGTGGAATGACCCCTGGACTAGACTATGATGATACTTGGACAGGATTACTAAAACAGCTTAAGAACTGGGCACAACGCCGTCAGTTAAGTTTTGAATTACGTGATGCAGACCGCATCAGTGACGATATGAGACATAGGGAATACCACAAAATGAAAGATAAACTATCTGAAGGCTACTACCCAATGGGTAAAAGTGCTAGTTACAATGATTCAGTGCCTAGCGTAAAAATTATTTTACAGCACACAAGACAAATCCAAGAAGGTGAACAACGTTTCCGTAACATTGCTAAAATCTTTTTAGAAAACGAACAAGGTGAAAGAATTCTTGCACCAACTATGCGCCCTGGTATTGCACGTGTGTATGCCCGTCATATTGCAGAAGGCGGAGTTCCAAACGATGAGCGTTGGAATCACATCAAGAGTATTTGCGAAGAATATAACAAAATGGGCGGATTCGTTCGTGCTACACGCAACGGACAATTCAATGAATCAGCGCAACAATTAGTTAATGAAGGTATTAATCATTACAATAGTTTACGTGAAACATTAAGCCGCATGACTGGTCATCGTGGTTACACAGCATATTTTGAAAGTTATACTCCAACATTGATGGAAACAGAAGGTGATGAACAAGCTAATCTAAATGAATTGTTTGTACAAGAAACACTTGACCCACGTATTGAAAGCGTGATGCCTATTCTTTCACGCCTACGTAAAAACATTGGCGAGATGAAAGAAGTCAGTGAATTAAGTGAATGGGCAAGTAATATAATGGGTGAAGCAACAGACCTAAAGACTATTCCTGAAGAGGAAGAAGTAGAAGAAGGTATGATTGGCAAGATTTTAGGTGGTGCGGCATTGATTGCATCACTATGGGGAGTTAATTATGAATTGGCTAAGGATTCATTTGATAACAGCCCGCAATTACAAAAACTAGAACAATACTATCAACGTGCACAAAAAGAAGGTAACGTAGAAAAGATTAAAGAAATTGAACGTAGAATCGACCAACAAAAAGATCGTTTGCTTTTAGACAAAGGTGAAGTAATGGGTAAGGATGGTAGACCAGTCGATCCTGTATACGAAGCTGAAGACGATGACTATGCAAAATTTAATGAATTATTAAAAAAGAATCCTAAACTTGCTCAAAAAGTAAAAACACTAGAGCCTGAACAAAGACACGCATTGATGAGCAAATTAAAAGATGCAGAGGAAATAGCTAAACAAAAGGGCGATGATTTCTCAGGGCATGACATGGAAAATTATGGACGTGCATTTAAAGGAATCTTAGGTGGATTATTTGGCATAATGGACGAAGAAAAAGAAGAAGGCATGGAAGAAAACTTCATTAACATGGTTCCTCAGGCAGTAGCGGAAGGTCTTGATGACACACAACGTGCCAGATTAGATGATTTAATTGACAAATATAAGGACTCTGTAGACCCAGAAGCATATTATGGTCTTAATGATGAGTACCCGGATAGTGATGAAGTAATTGCTCAAATAAGACAAGAGTTTGGAGATAAGATTGCTGACACAGTTGAAGCTGGTGCAGGCAAAATGCATTTCCCAAGAGACAATCACAGTTTTGATATCGATCCATTACAACGAAAAATGTCACCTAGAGTTACCAAATCAGGTAAGATTAACAAACAAGACAATGACTATATGAAGCGTGAAATCAAACGCAGAATAGGAATTGGAGAAGAAGGTGTGGCGGAAGGCTCATTAGAAGAAGATGAATATGATAAAATGCTAAGAGATTTGTTGAAGGCAAGACCTGACTTAACTAAAAAATATGCCAAAGATGTTCAAAAATCAAAAGATATTGAAAGTGGCAAAACGTTAAACAAACTTGTTAAAAAGAATCCTGGTGTATTGAAAACATACAGTGATGCTGTAAAGAGAGATAAGAAACTAGGTGTGGCGGAAGACGCACATACACCAGAAGCATTTCAGGACGTTGTTCAACGAGCGGGCGGTGATGTAAGAGGAATCTATAAAGAATTACAAGAAAGAGGTTTGCATAAAGATATTCAAACATTCTGTATCTGGTCAAAGCATCAAGGTATCACTGACATTTATGAAGCTATGCAGTTAGCTAAACGAATTGGTCTAGAAAGTGATGATGAAAATGAAATGGCTTCCGAAGGTTACTATGCTGCTAAGGAGTTGTTAGGTATACAAGAAGGTCTTGATGCTAATCAGAAACGTGCAGGTCAATTAGGACCAACTGAGAAGGTAGGCAAGAACGAAAAGAACTTGCGTGGTAAATTAGTTGGTGCTAATGAGTCAGTTGAACGTGATGAACTAGCAGACTTAAAACGATTATTGGGTAAATAAACTCATAAAAACCTCACTTAAAAGGTGAGGTTTACCATATCCGGCATAAATACTATTGACATGAGAAGAAAGTACTGCTATACTATCTCTTATGTTAGTTACTCATTGGGAGTAGCGACATTAAAAAAACGAGACCATCTCAATTTATAAGGAAATATATCATGGCATCATTAGCAGAAATTCGTGCACGTATTGCGGCACAAGAAAACAAGACCCAAAACAAGGGTTCTTCAAGTCAATCAGACAACTCAATTTACCCCCACTGGAATATCGATGAAGGCTCAACAGCCACAGTTCGTTTCCTTCCAGATGCAGACAATGCAAACCCCTATGGTTTCTGGGTAGAACGTCAAATCATTAAACTAGCATTCAATGGCGTTAAGGGTGACCCTAATGTTAAGAAAATTGATGTGCAAGTTCCATGCATGGAAATGTATGGTGAAAGCTGTCCAGTTCTTGCTGAGGTTCGTCCTTGGTATAAGGATGAAACACTTAAGGAAATGGCAAATCGTTATTGGAAGAAACGTAGTTATATCTTCCAAGGTTTTGTTCGTCAAAACCCACTAGGCGATGACAAGACTCCTGCGAACCCTATTCGTAGATTCATCATCAGCCCACAAATCTTTACTATCATCAAGAGTTCATTGTTGGATCCTGAAATGGAAGAATTGCCAACAGACTATATGCGTGGTCTTGATTTCAACATCAAGAAAACAAGCAAGGGTGGCTATGCTGATTACTCAACTAGTAACTGGGCACGTAAAGAAAGTGCACTAACTGAGGCTGAACAGGCAGCTATTACTTCACATGGTCTATACAACTTGGTAGACTTCTTGCCTAAGAAGCCAGGTGAAGCAGAATTGCGTATCATCAAAGAAATGTTTGAAGCAAGCGTTGATGGTAAGCCTTTTGATAATGAGCGTTGGGGTGCTTACTATCGTCCATATGGACTAGAAGCCCCGGCTGGAGCGGCAGCGGCTAAACATCAAGCGTCTACTGAACCTAGCGCACCCGTTGTGTCTGCACCTCAAGTGACTAGCACTGACGAAGATGTTCCAGAAGCATCTGATCCAATCGTTGTTCCAAAAGCAACATCAAGCGATAAAGCACAGGACATCTTAGCAATGATCCGTGCAAGACAAAACAAAGCCTAAAAGTAAAAAATAGGGGGAAGGATACTTCCCTCTATTTAGGGCAAGGAGAACACCATGACACTACCAGACGAAAGATACCGAGCATTAAAACAGGGTAAGAAACTTTTGGAAGAATTGTGCGATCCTGGTAAGACACCAAGGGTTCCTAGTATTATTAGAGACCGTGCACGTGGTGCTTTACGTCATTATCCAAATGATTATGAATTGGAAAGAATGGCAGACCAGTGTCCCGAATTACTTGATAAAGTTTCGTTTTCAGATAAAATCAAACAAGCAGCCAGATGATAGGAGAAACTAAAATGGCAACACGAACAAAAACAAACACAACCGATTCTACTAAATTAGAATCAGACATTGCAATTCTTAATGAATTGGCTAAGGTAAATCAAAATTATGAAGTACAACAATATGACAACGGTTTCTTGTTAGAAATCGGTGGTCGTGACCACAATGACGATTGGACTAATCGTAAGTTGTTGGTAACTTCAGAATCAGATTTGATTGAATTAATCAAAGTTATTCACTCACTGCCTAAGGATCGTTAATGGCAAAAGCATTTGACGTAAGTAAGTTTCGCAAAGACATTACTAAGGCCATCGATGGTCTTAGTATTGGATTCAACGATCCAACTGATTGGATTAGTACAGGCAACCATGCATTGAACTATCTTATCAGTGGTGACTTCAACAAAGGTGTACCTCTAGGTAAGGTTACTGTATTCGCAGGTGAATCAGGTTCAGGTAAAAGTTTTATCTGTTCAGGTAACTTAGTACGTCATGCTCAACAGCAAGGTATTTTTGTTGTGTTGGTTGACACAGAAAATGCATTGGACGAAGCATGGCTACATGCACTTGGTGTTTCAACAGAAGAAGATAAGTTGTTGAAATTGAATATGGCTATGATTGATGACGTTGGTAGAACCATCAGCGAATTCATGAAGTCATACAAAGTAATGCCAGAAACAGATCGTCCTAAGGTATTGTTTATCATTGATTCATTGGGTATGTTGTTGACTCCTACTGACGTTAATCAGTTTGAAGCAGGTGACATGAAGGGTGACATGGGTCGTAAGCCCAAAGCATTAACTGCACTTGTTCGTAACTGTGTTAACATGTTTGGTAGTTATAATGTTGGGTTGGTTGCGACTAATCACACATATGCAAGTCAAGACATGTTTGACCCTGATGACAAGATTTCAGGTGGTCAAGGTTTCGTTTACGCAAGTTCAATTGTAGTTGCTATGAAGAAACTCAAACTCAAAGAGGATGAGGATGGTAACAAGGTAAGCGAAGTGCGTGGTATTCGTAGTGCATGTAAGATTATGAAAACACGTTATAGCAAGCCTTTTGAAAGCGTACAAGTTAAGATTCCTTACGACACTGGTATGAGTCCATATAGTGGTTTGCTTGACTTAATTGAAAAAGCAGAACTTGTTAAAAAAGAAGGTAACAGTTTAGTCTATACAACACTTGACGGTGAAATCATTAAGAAGTTCCGTAAGGGTTGGGAGCGTAATGACGATAATTGTCTTGACCGAGTAATGGCAGAGTTTCCACAACGACAAGCTAAGATAAGTACAGTTGCACTTCAGGAGGAGGAAAGTGAAGCATGAACTTAAATTTAGTAAGCGAGATGTGGGATATCTTAAAGCCCAGTATTCAAGTTGGTGATGTAAACGACGCCGCTGAATCACTAGTTAATTATCTTGTGGACAATGATTATGATCCACAAGAGATTAAACGAACATTCAAAGGCGATTCAAGTATTCAAAAAGCAGTAGGATATTTTATTGAAAGTACTAGTGATAGTTTCGAAGAAGACTTTGATGACTATGAAGAAGACTTGGATGATTATTCTTACAACGATGATGAAGACGAAGATTGCTAATGCATTGGTACTCTAAAATTACCGCGGACTTGTCCGTACTACCCGATTTCTTAGCGTATTACGAAAACGAAATGGCATCGGCTAGATATGAAGTGGCAGTGAAGGGCAATGTTGAAAAGAACATTGCCGCACTTCCCGGGATTACTGAGTATCGTTTTAATCAATTACAAGAGATTGAAGCGGTTCTCAGTTTCCTTAACATTCAATTACGCAAGATTCGTAGAAAGCACTTTCAAAAATACTTAGAAGGTTATCAACGTGCATTGACTGCACGTGATGCTGAAAAGTATGTTGACGGTGAAGAAGAAGTCATTGACTTTGAAATTCTTATTAATGAAGTTGCATTATTACGCAACAAGTATCTTGGCATCATGAAAGGCATTGATGCCAAACAGTGGCAAATGGGCCACATCGTTAGGCTGCGCACAGCCGGTATGGAAGATATTACAATTGGCTAACTTACAAACAACGGATTCATACGACTTCAATGATTTGTTATCATCCACTTATCGTGAAAGATATACTAGTTTTGAAGAAGACCTATTAGTTCTTAGTTGCTGTCTTTTTAGAATGAAGTCTAAATCTTTAATGTCATTGGAAGATGGTAGATTGGTTAGTTATGTTGACCCTCAAGATCGTAGATTGGCGTATGATATTAAAAAATATTATAGCCAAAAGTTTATGGTCGCTAGATTGCGCGGTGATGAACTAAGCAAATTTCAAAATGATTTGTATATGTTCATTCATAATGAATATATTGATCCAAAGGGTAGTGGTATGCATATTTACTCGGACAAACTATTGGGTATGGCATATAAACTTCCATACTTTTACTTGTATGATTTAGAATTAACTATCTTGTTTAACGGAGAAACTAATGAAATTAATTCAGTAAAGGTTGTTCGTCTTGAATCAGGTGAAGAAACACGACAATTAAAATACATTAGAAAAACTAAATCATACCGTAGAAATGATGATACCTATGAATATTGGTTTAGTGATGAATACAATAACAAAGTAAAAGTTAATATTGAGGATGATAATCCATTAACTAATTTGTTTGAATGTATGTTAAATAAACCTGTTAATATTAATGGTAAGTTTGAACAGCGCCGCACAGGTAAACTTCATTATTTTTCAGTAAAAAAATGGAGTGTGACTCCAAGCACGGTTTGACAATAAATGGCTCCTGATGTATAATTAGTGCATCAGGAGCAAAAATGACATACATTTTGATCACATCTAAGGGCCAAATTTTTCAATTTTTTCTCAAAGCCGTAGCTGATTCATATCAATTGGCATATGGTGGTGTTGTTTTTACGCAACAAATACTTACTACAGAAACCACTGTTAACGAACATTTTGGAGTTGAAGAATGAGTTTAGATGAATTTTTGGATTTGTTAAATTTGCCAGGTTGGTTAATTGCTCTCATTGTTTGGGCAATGGTATTCTTGCCGATATATTTTCTTTTTTTATGATACTGAATTGGAGTTAAATTATGAATACCGTTTTAGTGTGGGTATTGGTAACATTAGGTGGATATGGTGGTAACACGGTTACCTATAGTCCATATATTGCTGATAGAAAAAGTTGCGAGTTTTTGCAAGACAGTTTGCCTAATTCTAATCTTTTAACAAGCCGTTGCATTCAAATTCGTGTTGTAAAATGAATAAACTAGTTTACCAATTGGCTAGACAATCTGACACATTAGCCAGAAATGAAATTCCAGACTTAAGAGAAATTGTTTTGTACAATCGAGTCCGTGATGAAAAATTTGCCGAATTGATTGTAAACGAATGTGCAACAGAATTAATCAAATGGAAAAATGAACCATTCCCATATGATCCTGAATTCGGTGCACGATTGATTAAACAACATTTTGATATTAAATGAAATACTCGGTTAAGTTTTTGCCCTTAAAAAATGCAATGCTTAAGTACTGGTGCATACTCGACGGTGATACTATTTTGTTTTATTATTTGAGCCGTGTTGATGCATTTGATAAACTGAAAGAGTTAGAAAATGGGAACTAATTATTACGTTGCTAAAAATAAATGTGAATGCTGTAATCGATACGATGAAGAATATCACATTGGTAAATCATCATTTGGATGGTCATTCTCATTTCAAGGCTATACTTGGAACAAACTGACTTCATGGCGTCAGTGGAAAGAGTTCCTCAAAGATCAAATGATTGTGGATGAGTATGGTGATACTATATCTTACCAAGACTTTGTAACTATGGTTGAAACATACAAATCACCAAACTTTGTAAATCAGAACGGACGAAAGAATCTACAACACAATGAACAAGGCAAGTCAGATAGTAGGCCTTGGTACAATCCTGAATACGATTGGGATGATGAGGATGGGTACGCCTTTTGTAGCCGTGACTTTTCATAGCCCAGGTTGACAATAAATCATTTTGGCTATATAATATAGTCTTATTCAGTTGAAAGGGAGTTGTCTATGGGTTACAAAGTTGTTGCAGATAAACAACAGATGGATCAAATGCGTTTGAAGTACGGTCCTCGCAAAGGTCTAGAAGGTCCTTTCAATTTTAGCGGTCGTGTGTTGTATTATGACAACAAAGAGGGTCAATACTATGACCCCACTACTGATTTTTATGTTGAGCAGGCAGAAATGGATATCATCCATAGTCGTATTGTTGAGATCCTCAAGGCTTGACAATAAATGGGTTCGGTGCTATAATACTTGTATTGATTGATTAACACACACGAAAGGCTAAATATGTCAAAGATTCTTGTAAAAGCAGGTACTTATCGTAATGAAAAAGTTGTTGATACTGCATTTACACTTGTTAAAGGTTTTCAAACAGGCAAGCGTGGTGGCTTTGTAACTGTGCGTAATGAGGGACAGTTCCCTATCGCAATTGACACAATCAAAATTAAAGTTGAACATATTTCAGATATTGAATTTACAGACGGAGGGACAATGGAAAATACAGTAGAATTTAAGTCAACACCTAAAGTGGCTGAGACTGATGAACAAGCAATGGATCGTATTGCAACACGATTTAGCATTTTGGATGACATGAGCAAAGCATGTATCAATGGTGACATTCGTGCTATGATTGTATCAGGCCCGCCCGGTGTTGGTAAGAGTTTTGGTGTTGAGCGCCAGCTTGAAAAGTCTGCTATGTTTGACAAAATTGCAGGCAAGCGTATCAAGTATGAAGTTGTCAAAGGTGCAATGACTGCACTGGGCTTGTATGTGCAATTGTACAAGTATAGTGATGCTAAGAACATTCTTGTGTTCGATGACTGCGACAGCGTGTTCGGTGATGAATTGTCATTGAACATTTTGAAGGCAGCACTTGACAGTGGCAAACGCCGCAAGATTTGCTGGAATAGTGACAGCCGCATTTTGCGTCAAGAAGGTATCCCTGACAGTTTTGAATTCAAAGGTAGTGCAATTTTCATTACTAACTTGAAGTTTCAAAATGTCAAGAGCAAGAAAATGCAAGATCACCTCGAGGCTCTTGAATCACGTTGTCACTTTCTTGACTTGACTATTGATACCCAACGTGACAAAATGTTGCGTATCAAACAAGTTCACCGTGATGCTGAAGGTGGATTGTTTGTTGACTACAACTTTGAAAACGGTGAAGGTGAAGAAGTCTTGCAATTCATGGAAGACAACAAAAACAAATTGCGTGAAATCAGTTTGCGTATGTGTTTGAAGATTGCTGATTTGGTCAAAGTGTCCAACAACTGGAGAGCATACGCTGAGAATACTGTTATGCGCCGTGATTGATTTTCTTTCTTGAAGTTTTAGGGGGACTACGGTCCCCTTTTTTTACCTATATGTTTGTGTTATTGCATTGAAAGTGATATAATAATTGATGGACAGCAAAGAGCAATTAATTTATTTTTTCCTTAATGGTAAGATTAATTTGAGCCAGTACGATGAAAAATTCTTAACCAATTTGGGACTAATGATTAACACACATAAACGTGTGACTACCAATCAAGCAAAATTGTTTGACCGACTAGTAGAAAAATATCAACGTCAACTAAGCAAACATAGTTTACATTATCAGGACCTTGTTAAACTAAATTGGAAGGCTACTGTTGTAGAAAGTGCAACACAATATACAAATGCTAGAGTGTCCTTGGTAAATGATAATCTAACAATCACACTACCCTTTAATAAAAACTTTATTAGTGCATTTAAGAATGTAGACGATAATCCCTTTGAGTGGAACAAGTCTGATAGAATGTATGTTGCTAAGTTTAGTACCTATGCATTAAAAATTGCATCAGTATTGTTGCCTGAATTCTTTACAGTTGATTATTCAGATGAGTTACTTGGTGTATTAAATACATTGAAAGAATACGAAAACACTATTTGGAAACCTACACTACGCAATGTCAATGGTAACTTAATGATTGTTGCCATCAATGAAATATTGTATGATGCAACTATCAACATTGATTTAAAATTAGACATACCCACACTATATGAATTGTCACACTATGGCATTAGTGTAGACGAACAATTAATTAGTAATGAACCTAGTTTAAAATTTGCATGTGAGTATGTTACAGAGGTAGATTTAGATGACATACTACAGGTAGCTAATTGGTTGTCAAAGATAACTAGCAATGTGTTTATACCAAAAAGCACATTATACATAAATGAAATGATTCGTATGCTGGGCCGCTTTAATGTTAAAGTTGATACTATGCGTAAGAAATCAAATCAGTTGATAGAATTAGTACATTCAGTACGTAAAGGTTCTAGCAAACGTGTAGAAAAAACAGGAAAAGTAATAGTGATTAAAAACTCAAGACCGGTGGATGTAAGATGAGAGAAGCTAAATTATTAATTAAAGATGAAGTCAATGTAAAGATTGAAGGTCTTGAATTGGATGCACGTAAGGCATTGATGAAAAAATTCGAATTTGAAGATCCAACTGCACGATTCAGACCTGCATTCAAACTAGGTCGATGGAATGGTAAGGCAAGTTATTTTAGTTTAGGTGGCAGTAGTTATGTTAATCTGTTAGATGAAATCATTCCTATCTTAGTTGACTTTGACTATGATATTGATGTAACAGATTTACGCACATACAGCACAACCTTTAATTTTACTCAAGTGTCCGAATCTACGTTTTCACACAAGAATTGGCCCAAAGGTCATGAACGTGAAGGTCAGCCTATTATGTTGCGTGACTATCAAGTACAGATTGTCAATAACTTTTTAGCCAATCCTCAAAGTCTACAAGAGATTGCTACGGGTGCAGGTAAAACATTGATGACTGCGACCTTGAGTAAAAGTGTAGAGGCATATGGTCGTAGTATCGTTATTGTTCCCAACAAGAGTTTAGTTGTACAAACAGAAGCAGACTATATCAACTTAGGATTAGATGTAGGTGTGTACTTCGGTGATAGAAAAGAATACAACAAAACACATACTATCTGTACATGGCAGAGTTTAAACAACATGCTAAAGAATACAAAGAGCGGTGAAGCAGAAATTCCAATTGGTGAGTTTATTGAGGGTGTTGTTTGTGTCATGGTTGATGAGGTTCACATGGCCAAAGCTGATGCACTTAAAACATTATTGACTGGTGTGTTTAGCGCAGTACCAATTCGTTGGGGACTAACAGGAACTATCCCCAAAGCAAAGCATGAACAAGTGTCATTATTAGTAAGTCTAGGCCCGGTGATTGGTAAACTTGCGGCAAGTGAATTACAAGAGCGTGGTGTACTTGCACAATGTCACGTTAACATTGTACAACTAAAAGACCATGTTGAATTCACCAACTATCAAAGCGAACTAAAACATTTATTAGAAGACGAAAAACGATTAGACAAGATTGCACAATTGATTAGTAAAATCAATGAAACAGGTAACACATTGGTATTGGTTGATCGTGTTAACGCAGGTAAAGAATTAATCTCACGACTACCTGATAGTGTGTTTGTTAGTGGTGAAACAAAACTAACTGAGCGTAAAGAAGAGTATGACGAAATTAAAACAAGCAGTAACAAGATTATTATTGCGACCTATGGTGTCGCGGCTGTTGGTATCAATATACCTCGCATCTTTAACTTGGTTCTCTTGGAACCTGGTAAATCGTTCGTTAGAGTTATTCAAAGTATAGGTCGTGGTATTCGTAAAGCAGAAGACAAAGATCACGTAGAGATTTGGGATATCACTAGTAGTTGCAAGTTTGCAAAGCGACATTTAACACAGCGTAAAGCATTTTACAAGGAAGCCCAATATCCATTTACTTTGGAGAAATTGGACTATTAATATGTTGACAAACATAGCACTAACTGATATACTATAAACATGCGCATACTTACATTAGATAATACATTTTACAACTTAGAAACATTGCCGGAAGAAATTGATGATATGCGTTTTGCTATCCTCGACAACTCTAATCCAAGCAATGTAGACTATCATTACATTCCCCTAATCTTTTTAGAAAGTTTTAACAGCCCCGCACTTGTGTTGCGTGTGGGTGACAGAACAATCAAAATGCCAGTAGATTGGCAAATCTTAATTGGTGAAAAAGAACATGGGGATTTAGAAACACTTCCATTGAGTAGTCTTAATGATCGTGGGTTTAATGCATTTGAATTTAATCCATTGACAAGTTTTAGCCCATCATTTTTACAGATTGAAATCTTAGATATTTATCCTGATGTAACATGGTATGCTCCCCGACTACGAAATGGTCAATTCTTATGTGTACCAATTGATGATAGTAAAGAACCCCGTTGTGTTTATTTTGTAAAAGAAGTAAGTCGTAACTGTGAGATAGTAGATTATAGTCAAGCATTTTAAAAGAGGAAAATATGTTTAGTTGGTTTAATAAATGGTTTGCAAACAAGTGCAGACAAGCATGGGAAGATTCACGTAACATGGAGACTGAACCTGGTAATTATGTTACTAAAGCAAGTGTAGGTCTTAGTAGAGGTAGAATTCTTGACCAACGTGGTATGAGTTTTACAATTTACAGTGCCAATGGTGGATATGTCATGGAATACAGTAAGTATGATGAACGCACTGACCGTCACCATCAAACACTACACATTATCCCTAGTGAACAAGATTTGGGTCAAGGAATTGCACACATTATCACATACGAGATGTTGAAAAACTAATGGCAAAAGAAAAAGTATCGGCAGACGAAAAGTTTGAAAGTCAAGATTTTGACTTGTTCAAAGCCATAGAGGCTATTGACAGAAAAGACTATTCGTACTATGATAAGTTAAGTCCTGAACAACAAAAGAAGTTTGTTCCCTTTATGATGCTACACTGGGTCAGTGCAGTTAAGGGTAATGAGGGTGTGTCACGCTATTATGTTATGAGTGTGGAAGCACATGCAAACAAATACATGTTCAATGAGTTTGTGCAAAAGCATCCTAAATTGCAATGGTATATGTTGTGTGCGGCAAGTCCGGGTCTAGGCAAACAGTTTCATCAGTGGATACCTCACATCAAAGAACGTGTGAGTAAACTACGTGAGTCTGCTAAACTAAAAGACACAAAAGAGTACTATAAGAAAATCTATCCTAAAGCCAGTGATAGTGATGTAACTCTGATATCAGAGGCATTTGTAGAAAGTCACAAACGCAAGGTATATCTTGCGGAGAAGTTTCCAAATTTAAAATACGATGAAATTGAGTTATTAAGTGACCTTATTACAGATAAAGACATTAAACAATATGAAGAAGACAGCGGTAACTGAAGTCAAACACAGTTGCGAATTTTGTAGTAGAGAATTTTTACGTGAGACCACACTAGTAAAACACTTGTGTGAAAACAAACGTAGATGGCAAGACAAAGACCAAACGGGTAACCGTATTGGTTTTCAAACATGGCTATCTTTTTATAAAAAGAACACACCAACTAAAAAAGAAAGAACATACTTAGACTTTATCAAGAGTTCTTATTATTTGGTGTTTGTTAAGTTTGGACATTACTGTGTTAATGTCAATGTTATCAATGTTGAACGTTATGCCGATTGGTTATTAAAAAACAATATCAAAGTTGACAGTTGGTGTAGTGATACAAACTATACAAAGTTTTTGATTGAGTATAGCAAAGACGAAGATCCATTAGATGCTATTGCACGTAGTATTGAAACCACAATCAAACTTTCAAGTGATGAAGGTATATTAAGTAAAGACTGTTTGCGTTATTGCAACACAAACAAAATCTGTTATGCTATCACTGCAGGTAGAATCAGTCCATGGATGTTGTATCAAAGTGAAAGTGGCATTGGCTTTATTGAACGATTAGATGAATCACAACAAAAAATGATTCTTGAGTATATCGACCCCGAGCAATGGGCTATTAGATTTAAGCGTAATAGCAACATCGTGCCACAAGTAAAAGAGTTATTGGTTGCCGGTGGATACTAATGTATGCCTATTATGATCATAGTGGTTGGGAACATACTAATCCAGGATGGTATCAGGCATCAGCAAACGTTAAACATTACACGGAAATAATGAAATGGTTAGAGAATAATAATAGTAAATTTAGACGACACACACGTTGGATAACTATGGACGACGGGGAAATGAAGTTTAAGTTTCGTTATGAAAAAGATTACATAATGTTTACATTAAGATGGTCATGAATATAACAGAAGATATAATCAATCAAGTTGCCGATCAAATGACTAAAGACATTGATACACAAATTGTAATGTCCGCATTAGGTTGGAAGGCATTTGATATAAGTGAAGGTCGAGTATATGGTGCACGATATTTAACTGTGCATCCTAACCGCAATTATGATTGGAATGAAATGGAGTCTTGGGCAAAGAGTACATTTGGCCCTACTGCACCTGACGGTGTATGGACTCCTAAAATGCGTTGGTATGTAAATAACAGCAAGTTTTGGTTTCGTGATAAAAAAGATTTAGAGTGGTTTATATTGCGCTGGAGTTAATGTGAGACAACTTAAAAAAGAACTTTGGCCAGTTAAGATTAGCTTGCCTCAGACTGAGGATAACACAAAAATCTATGAAATAGAAACTTGGTTAGGTGAACACATGGGTCAATTCAAGAATAAATGGAATTGTGTGTATCAATACAATGCTACGGATTTCTATTTTCGTACGGGCGAAGATGCTACCTATTTCTCATTAAGATGGTTGTAAGCAAATATATTCACGGTGACTTTGATGTACATGATGCAATCACATGGGCTACCGAACACTGTCCTAGTTTTCTAACATATAAACTAGTTGAGTTGGGTTGGGAAGAAAAAACTGAAAGAAATTGCTGGTTTAGAATTGACGTTCATTTTCGTGACGAAAAGGATGCAATGTTTTTTTCATTGAAGTGGTTATGAGCAAGTTAGAAATAAAAGGATTATTCTACATTAGGAGAGACTTGTTCATGGTATGTGGACTAAACATCAAAGAAAAACTTTGGTGGCGATTCATGCCCGGAGTCGTTATCAGTGTTAAATGGCCCAAGGGTCCTGTTAAAGTCGGGCCTAGTCATAGATTAGGATGGAATGGAATTGGTGATTATTTTGAATATGTTGAAAGTGCTGACCCAAACGATCATTACAGACCTTGGCTAGAAGAACATGTGGGTAAACAGGGTTGGGATTGGAACTGGGGCATGGTTGATAACAATGTTGCCGAAAATCGATTGACCATAAAGATTAGACAAAAACATGCAAAGTATGCTACAATAGCGGCTATAAGGTGGTCATAAAGGAGGTAGTATGGCAGGTTATTCAACTAAAAAATTAATGGCAATAGACAGAGGATTAAGTGACCCAATCACTGGTCACTTTTATGACCTTGATCCTAGTATTTCTACTAAGACTAAAAAGAAATTATGGGAAAACGGTGAATGGGTAGAAAAAACATTTATTAAAATGATGCCACCTAATAGGATGCGAGGCATAGAATCTGCAATGGAGCTTTGGTGTAAAAAATTCTACGGTGAACCTGTATATCAAGGCGCTTGGTTCAAAGCAAGCGAATACATTATCATGGATGAAAAAACATACGTACATTGGAAATTGTGTGAGTGATATTAAACTAAAATTTACAAAACTAGACCGTAGACATAAAGGGCATGGTCTTTTCAAATACTATGTTGATGTAGTGTCAGGCTCCATCTCATTAGGTGTCGGCAGTTATTATCAAACTAGAATCACACACTTGATAAATTTCAATGAATTTCGGAAATGGTGTTTTGATACATGGGGTAATTCATGTGAACTTGAAACATACCAAACACTTAACTCATTTAATAGGGATAGTCTCAAGCAAGTAGAGTTAAATCCTCATTGGGCGTGGGATGTCTATGAAAATAGAAGTGATCGCAGAAATAGAATATATATTATGAGTGACAAAGAAAAAGCATGGATGGATTTGAAGTGGATGTAAAGAAGCCAATATACTGTAGTCTAGCATTTGGATCAGCATCGATTAACTCATTCGGTGAGTATATTCCATGCTGTAATATTCGCACTGATCATTGGAAGATGTATAAAGATGGTCACTTTGACTATGGTGTAGTAGGCAAAGATCCACATATTAGAATCAATGCACCTAATCTTAAAGAGTTGCGTGGGCAATTAATAAACGGTGAATGGCCCAAGGCTTGTTTAAATTGCAAAGAAGCAGAAGAAAATAATATTGCGTCAATGCGCACAATTTGGAATAAAAGTTTAGGTGAAGAATTACCTATCACAAAAGATTTAGATCCAAATAATGTAAAATACTTAGACTTAACATTTGGTACTAAGTGCAACAGCAAATGCATGACTTGTAGTTCTAGTCTTAGTTCATTGTGGGAAGAAGAATGGAATAGTGTTTGGCGCATAGAACCTGAGAAACAAGTACAATATAAACGTGTGTCTATTGATAGTTCAACTGTACAGAAATTAGTTGCAGATTTCCCCAATGTGGAATTTGTTAGCCTTATCGGCGGCGAACCTACTATCACAGAAGAACATTTAGAATATTTAAAGTTAATCATTGCTACAGGTCGAGCAAAAAATGTAAGACTGAGTTATGTTACTAATCTAACAGGCATTTCTGATGAATTGATTGAGTTATGGAATAACTTCAAAAGTATTCACGTATCTGTTTCTATCGATGGTTACAAACAAGTTAACGAGTATATACGTTATCCGTTTAAGTGGGGCAAAGTCGAAAGTAATCTTAGAACATATGTTAACTTAGTTCATAAAAGTAGATTACATATTCATGTTGATCCAAACGATGAACTAACTACTAGATTTACAGTGGGATTAAGTTGCACAATTAGTTTATTCAATGCAATACAATGCATTGACTTACTTGAGTTTTGGTATGACTTGTTCAACGAATTTAATATTCCAGAAGAAGAAAAGAATCTGGTATACCATGCCAGCGTGTTTGCTAACAGAGTATCACATCCTGAATATGCATTGATTAATTTGTTGTCTCCTATATATAAACAACAAGGCATTGATAAGGCAAATAAACTATTAGAAAAGTTTAACAATGCTTATCCTGAAAATTTATATGATTATGTCAATCCTGGATTGATTGATACGGTTAATATTGTTATCAAATGGTTACAAGAACCACAACAGATAAACTCTACTTTGCTTGCACAGTCAAAACATTTTATCACAGAATCCGATGAATTCAGAAACAGAAAACTACAAGATAATATTCCTGAATTATGGGATGAATTAAACAAAGTATGGGATCATGGAATTATTCCAGGTGATTTTTATATTCGTGGGCAAAATCCTACACATGCATATCAAAATATGCTAATAGACGGCCCCGGATATGTAATCACGGACAATATTATTGGAAACGAAATACTAGACGGCATTACTGATAAACTGTCAACATTGTATCCTGTTAGAGCGTCTAGTAGCAGTAAACAATATGCTGAACGTGATGATATTAAAAATCTGCCTGACATTGCAGTTTGGTGGAGTCAAAGTGTTTTAGACTGGCTAGAAGTGCAAAAGATTGATTATCATATCAATATGTATGTGACCAAATATCTAAAGAATGCAGTATTGTATTCCAGTGATATTGTCACAATCAACGCAAACTCAACTTGGCTTAGTCCTCATATTGATACCCCTCATAGGTTTAGCAAATGGAATTTTGACAAAAGGTTACTGGGTATACAAGTTATTGTACCATTAGATAAAATGGGCAAACTAAATGCTGGTACTGGGATAGCACCTCACAGTCAAAAAATGGACTTTGATATAAACCAGTGTTATAACGGAGATCACAATGTTTGGTTCTTGCAAAATTCTACTCAACCAGATGTATTTAAAGGTCATGCATTAATATATAACACCCGACTACTTCATAGTAGTATGCCAAATCCTACTAATGAGAATCGCCCAGTACTATTGATTAATTATCTATCTAAAGATATAATTGATGAAGTAAGACAAGTGGACAATATTTGGAAGAGCAATGAGTAACATTCCAAAATCATTTAAGGATTATGATGAAAATGATCCTGAAATTGAATTCAGAAAGAAACGATTTCAATATTGGGAATCACTAAAAAAGATTCGCAAAGAATATATGGAAACATTAGATGTCCTAACAGGACAGTTTGATGCATACGACTTTGAAGAATACGTAGAAAACAATTATGGTTTCAAATTGAACACAATGGATGGCAACATCACGGACAAGTTTGAAATAGTTGATGAAAAGAAATACATAATTTTTATATTAAAGTTTGGATAAACATGGCAAATGACATTATGATTGACATTGAGAGTTTAGATACTACACCTGATTGTGTTATCTTGACTATCGGTGCTGTAAGATTTGACCCCAAGGGTAATGGTATCGCAGAGCGATTAGAACTCAGACCAACAATTGAGGATCAAACAGAAATCTACAATCGTAGAATCAATGACGATACACTACGTTGGTGGGGTGAACAAAGCCCAGAAGCAATCGAAGAGGCTATGGGTGATCGTGATAGAATGCCATTCAAAGAATGCATGGAAATTCTTTACAAATTCTGTTGGAATCGAAAAGCAGTATGGAGCAATGGTGCGCCCTTTGACTTAGTGGTTATGGAAAATGCATGGCGACAAACTAGTGATAATCCAAATCCCATTCCCTGGCCCTTTTGGACTATGCGTGACACACGTACATTATACGAGATTGCAGGCGTTAGTCTTAAAGACGGTAAGCATGTCACAAGTCACAAGGCAGTAGATGACGCAGAACATCAAGCAATTGTAGTACAACGTGCATATATGAAATTGATGAAAGCTGGATTGGTAGAACCTAGATGAGATTAGGTGTGTTCGGTGATAGTTATGCTCATCCATATTATGGCAGTGATTGGTCTGAAAATAGTTGGCCAGCACTAATTCATAAAAATTCTGAGGATCACTATGGTCAACCGGGCACTAGTGTTTGGAACTCATTTAAAAAGTTTTTAGAAAATTATAAGAAATATACACATGTGGTGTTTGTTTATACTATGCCACATAGAATACATTCATTGCCTGATTATCTAGAGCGTTATGCTTTTATGTTATTTGATGATAACCCACAAAAGGCATTTTTACCTAAATCAGATATGGAAGAAATGAAAACAGTATGGGATGCATTACGTTATACACAAGATTTAGATTTAGATACCTATTTAAGTCAAAAAATATTTGATGACGTTAACAGAATCTGTAAAGAAAACAACATTAAACTAGTTAATATTCTTCCTTTTGAAGGGGTAGAAGATTCTAACATTAGTAAACCTATTCAATTGACGAATATACATGGATCATGTATCACTGGATTAGTACATGTATCTACCAATGAAACTGCTAGACCTTTACCCAACGAACCTGATCCTAGACCTTGCCATTTATCTGAACAAAATAATAAAATCCTGTATAATATGATAAATGAATTGATTGATTCAGATGAAATAAAAATCATCAATGCTAAGGAAAAAGGTATATTTGTATTATGATAATTGATAGTGATGTAGATATTGATTTAGGTGACCGTGATAAAATTTTATCATTGATTAAGCATACCCCTGCAAGTATGCGTAATGTAACGCCTATCCGTAAACATCCCACTGGTGTCTATGTTACAGAAATACCATACGATCCTGTACATCAAATGTCTAGTTTGCACTACGCCGATGCAGAAAAACGTGGATACTTTAAGTTAGACTTATTGAATGTTCATATATACAATCAAGTACGTGATGAATTACATTTGATTGAGTTGATGGGCGAGCCTGATTGGTCAATGTTAAATGACAAGGACACCGTTGAAAAACTAATTCACTTGGGTCAGCAATATGACACACTTAAAAAGATGCCTGAACCAGTGAATAGTATCCCAAGACTTGCTATGTTCTTAGCAGTTATCAGACCCGCTAAACGTCATTTGGTCGGTAAGAGTTGGAAAGAAGTGAATGAAAGTGTGTGGGAAAAGGATCACACTGGATATAGTTTCAAAAAAAGTCATGCGATTGCCTATGCACAATTAGTTGTCGTGCATATGAATCTGCTTAAGGAATCTTCTTTACAAGTGTAATTGATTTGCGCTTGCCCCTGCGCTTGGCGAAGTCTGTCATACTAACAACAGGGCCATGAATGATATTCAAACTCTTGTTGCTGAATGTTCTAATATAGGGCTTGAATACAATCCACTCGGTTCTAAGAAACAAGTTGATGGGTATTGCTCTGTTACTTTCCCACCACCAAATATCTCCTAGTTCTAAGAACTTTGCTCTTAGGTCAGATTCTACAATAGAACCATAGTCATACATTGTGGTCACGAGGTCATCACGGTTTTGAATTATACCAACATAATCTTGATTGGCATAAGAACAAATAGTGATGAAAGGGTGATTTTCAGTTAGTTTTTTGAAAAAATCTTGATTCATATTGTTATTCTGTATTATTTAATCGGATAAACCCATACTTAATATTTTCATATTTAGTTTGACTAAATACATCAAAGGAGCAATGTTTGCGTGTTATCATCATTTTCAACTCAAGTTTTCTATTATACACCGCGTCAGATAGTTGTACTCCTATCAGGTAACTCGCCAAGGAATTATATGCCACAATATTCTAGACCAATTACTCTTAACAGAGGTGTTGATAATCAACTTCAATTTCAATTCTTAAATCAAGAACAAAAACCAGTGGATGTAACCGGAGCAAATATTACTTTTAGAGCAATTGACATTACTGGTTCAGTAACATTATTACAAACTTATTTGGTACCTGTATTTCCTGCAAATGGAATCATGGTATTACAAACTACTCCTGCTGAATTGTTTGGTATTAGTGCACAGAAATGCTACTATACATTAGAGATTCCTGTTGGTGCATTTAATTATCCTGTGTATGTAGATCAAAACCAGGGAGGTCGTGGGGATCTATATATTGTTGATAGTATTAAACCTAAGTTTGTACCATCAGCAAATGTATCAATTCCAACAGGTCAACCATTCCCTAACTTGACATATCAATTCAACGCCAATGATCAACCTTATAGCACAAGCAATAACACATCATATTATACCAGCGTTATCAGTACAGACAATAATCCAGTATTGACTATCCAAACACAACTGCGTGAGTATACTGGTAACATCATTATTCAAGGTTCTACCCAAGTAGACACAGATTGGTATCCTATATTAGCCAGCGCAAACTACAGCAACGATAGTAGCACTTATGGGTATGTAGTAAAAGGATTCCATCCATTTGTTAGAGTTCAGTTCAATAGCAACGGCGGCGAAGTTACCAACGTATTATCAAGATAATTCTACCTTATTACTTGATTATTCCTACAGTTATGTTACAATATCAATATGTTTGATATCCTAACGGTCATTCCGGGTAAGAAAAAATTAACACAAAGTGGCTGGCATAGTTTTAATGCACCATGCTGCCACAATCGTGGGCATTCAGTTGACCGTCGTATGCGCGGTGGTATCAAATCAGATGGAACTAATTGGTCATTTCATTGTTTCAATTGTAACTTCAAATGTGGTTTCTCATTGGGCAAAAGCCTAACAAAGAACACACGACAATTTTTGTCTTGGTGTGGGATAGATGACAACCAAATCAATCGTTGGAATTTAGAAAGCCTGCAAAACAAAGATGTATTGGACCTTATACAAGTTAAAAAAATAAAAAGCAGGGTTAAGTTCAAAGAAATGGAACTACCTGATGCTGAACTGGTTGATGCTAATAATCACAGACATAAGGTATATACAGACTACTTGAAAAAACGTGGGGTGCAACCAACAGATTATCCCTTTATGGTAACACCTGACGCTGAAGGAAGATATAATAATCGTATTATTATCCCCTTTACACATAACAACAAGATTGTAGGACATACTAGTAGATTCTTAGACGACAGAAAGCCTAAGTTTATCAATGAACAACAATCGGGATATGTGTTTGGTTATGACTTTCAAAAACCTGAATGGGAAGTTTGTATTGTAGTAGAAGGTATTTTTGATGCACTTAGTATCAATGGCTGTGCACTAACACACAACGCAATCAATGACGATCAGGTACAGATATTGAGAAGCCTTAACAGAAAAATCATTGTAGTGCCTGATCATGATAAGCCTGGTTTAGAGATATGTGATAGAGCATTAGACTTGGGATTTTTTGTTAGTATTCCTGATTGGGCTGACAATATCAAAGACGTTAACGATGCTGTGGTTAAATATGGTAGATTGCCAACACTACTAAGTATATTGCAAAACGCAACTACTAGTAAAATTAAAGTAGAGATGAGTAGGAGAAAACTTGATAAAAGATTATAACACAGATGTGCAAACATTGTTTTTGCGCATGATGGTTACGAACGCAGAATTGTATACACGTGTCATCAACATTATAAATCCAGAAAACTTTGACCGTAGATTGCGCCCGGTCGCAGAATTTATTGTTGAACATAGCAAGAAATATAATGTTATTCCCGATCCTACGCAGATTAAAGCAACGACTGGGGTAGAAATTGACACAGTTGCAGAACTAGACAGTGGGCATTATGATTGGTTCTTAGAAGAATTTGAACAATTCACAAAGCGCCAAGAACTTGAACGTGCTATTCTCAAGGCAGCAGACATGTTGGAGAAGGGTGACTTTGATCCAGTTGAAAAACTAATCAAAGATGCTGTACAAATCAGTTTGCAACGTGACATGGGTACTGATTACTTTGCTGACCCCAAGGATCGATTGAATCGTTATTTCAATCAAGGTGGTCAAGTAAGTACTGGCTGGCCACAACTTGATCGTATTATGTATGGTGGCATGAGTAGAGGTGAATTAAACATCTTTGCAGGTGGCTCAGGATCAGGTAAATCATTAGTCATGATGAATAGTGCATTGAACTGGTTGCAACAAGGATTAAGTGGTGTTTATGTCACACTTGAATTGAGTGAAGAACTTACTAGTTTGCGTACTGATGCGATGTTGACTAACATGGGCACAAAAGACATTCGCAAAGACATTGACGATGCAACTATCAAAGTCAAGATGCATGGTAGCAGAGCAGGTAAATATCGTGTTAAATCATTGCCTGCGCAAAGCAACGTCAACGATATTCGTGCATACTTAAAAGAAGTACAGATTCAAACAGGTATTAAAGTTGACTTTGTTATGATTGACTATTTGGACTTGGTTATGCCGGTTAGTGTTAAAGTCAGCCCAACTGATCAGTTCGTTAAGGACAAGTATGTGGCTGAAGAATTACGTAATCTAGCAAAAGAACTTGGATTATTAATGATTACTGCAAGTCAGTTAAATCGTAGTGCTGTGGAAGAAATCGAGTTTGATCATAGTCACATTGCAGGTGGTATTAGTAAGATTAATACTGCTGACTATGTGTTTGGTATTTTTACAAGCCGTAGTATGCGTGAGCGTGGTAAGTATCAGATTCAATGTATGAAAAGTCGTAGTTCAACGGGTGTTGGTCAAAAGATTGATTTGGATTACAATATCGAAACTATGCGTATTAGTGATAGTGACTCGGAACAAACTAGAGAACAACCTTCATCTAATGAAATTTTAAATAGGATCAAAACAACAAGTCAAGTAGGATCAGTAAATCAAGCAGTGCATGATACTGTAGAACCTGAAGAAAAACGTGTGGTTGCAGATGTACAGAGTGCAAAACTCAAAATGTTGCTAAACTCACTTAAGAAATAAATTTGTCATTTAGACTAAATACACTATAGGATCCTATGCTATGCAAAAAAAGACCAAGAGCCTCTTAGAAGAATTACAATCGATTGGGGAAAAACGTGACATTAATCATGTCATCGAATCCCGAGCCTCTAACATTATCACTAGTGCTATCAATCTAATTGAATTAATGAGCCGTCATTATTCTCCTGAAAAGGCTGAACTTTTAGAGAAAAAACTTATAAGTGCTATCAAGGGCAAGGATCAAGCAAGATTTGCAAAGACTTTGAGGAAAAAAGATGAAACTAAATGAATTTAAAGATATTGAAGAAGGTTTTTTCGGTGATCTAGCCGGTAAAGTTAAGGGTGCATTTGCTGATCCTCAAACAAAACAATCAAATAGAGCCCAAGACATCTTTATGAAAAACTTTGTAGCCAATGCAGCCAATGCATTGAATACAGGTATCAACAGTGGATTGATTACTCCCGGTGGCGCATCAGGTGCCGGAGCAACTCAAGTTAACCCTAGTACTGTAACTCCTGAACCAAATCAACCAGGGGCACCGGCAACTGCGCCTCAACCAACAGCAGTTAAAGCTAAACCAGATACAAGTAAGGCTGTTGGCAAGTATAATCAACAAGTTCAAACTACTCAGAATATGAACTCATATATTCAGGGTGCGGCTAAAGCAATTAATGCTACACAAGATAAGAATCAAAAAATGGCCTTGACTAAAGAATTAGTCAACTACATGGCAGATCGTAAGGGATATCCTGAGTGGGAAAATGGTGTAGCAACAGTTCAACAGATTATCAAGAAGGGTAATCCTGATCCTAACTTTGCAAATAGTGCTATTAATCGTATAAAAGCAGGACAGACTATGAGCGAAGCCTGGAGAATCTATTTTATCAATAAACTACTTGAGTCTGTTGGTATTACATGGAAACAATTAGGACTAGGTGTTCTCAAAGAAGGAAAAACTTATTATATTGCTGAAACTAAGTATTTGAAATTAAACAATATTTTTGAAAGTATGATCACTGAGGGTAAAACAGTTGGTCAATATATGCAAGAATGGTTTAAAAACTTCATGGGCAATGTTGGTTACGGAGATGAAGAACAAGATGTAAACAATGCAATTAATCAACTCGATAAAGCTATTGCGCAAGACGGAAACAAAGTAGGTAAGTCTGCACAAGCCGCATTGAACACCCTAGCTGGTATTGCTTATGCGGTACAACAAGCAGGTGGAAATGCAGCCAAAGGTCAATCTCAATCACAAGCCCCTGGCACACAACAAGGTCAACAAACTACGCAGGCACAACCCACTGCTCAATCACAGTCTACCACTCAAACAGGTGCACAAGCAGGAGCACAAGCAGGAGCACAAGCAGGTGGTCAGTCAAATAGTTTTCAATTAGCATCTGAAATTAAAAAACAACTAAAACAGTTGTCACAACTTGATGTTGAAGCATATAATCAATTAGTTAAATCGTTGCAAGTAGCAAAAGCACCCAATGCAGAACCTCCTAAGGTAGCGGCCGGCAATCAGGCAACAAATAATCCGCAGGCAGAACCACAAGCTAAAACTCCAAATCTTAAGGTAGCTGAATCAAAACGTAAGATTCGCAGAGCAGTATGAACTTATCAGAATCATTGGCGAAACTAAAAAGTCAATTAGACAATATTGACCGTGTAGTTATTAAAGAGGCTAAAGGCCACTTAGACCATCCTGAGGATTTAGTATTCTTGAATGATGAAGAAGGTGCTAGACAAGCAATTGATGCCATTGAAAGAACTGTAAGTAATCCAAACGCAATTACTATTAAGTGGGATGGTTATCCTGCATTGATTTTTGGTCGTGGCCCCAATGGTAAATTTAGTATCATGGACAAACATATGTTCAACAAGAAAGACGGTTCGGGCCGCCAAGTATTCAGTCCAGAAGAGTTTGTACAATATGATGCAGCCAGAGGGGTTAACCGCGGCGATTTATATGGATTAATTTCTACTATTTGGCCTGGATTAGAACAAGCAGATCGCGGTGGCAATGGTTATTACTGGGGTGATTTGTTATTCAGCAAGCCATTGAAAGATGACAAGGGCGTTTATAGATTCAAAGCAAATCCAAATGGTATTGCTTATGCGGTAAATGCAAACAGTGAAGTTGGAAAATTAATTGCTGGAAAAGATGCAGGAATTGCAGTTCACCAATTTATTCCTGCAAATGCAATTACTACTGATGAAGCATCAAGTCTTGACGGTAGCATTGGTAACTTAAAGAACAATAGTAATGTTGCTATTATTCCAAGTAAAATGCCAATCACGCCTAACTTGGGAATCAATGACAAATTAAAGAACACTGCCATCAAAGAACTAAACACATATGGTGCCGCAGTAAAAGACTTAATGAATACTGCCCCACAAGCACGTAATACATTCAACCAACTATTTACTACGTATATTAACAAACGTATTGTATCAGGTAACTTAAGTAATCTATACAATGGTTTTATAGAATATGTAGAATCAAGACCCATGACAGATAAGATGAAAGAAAAGATCATGGAACACCTTAAGGTTAACAAACAAGGTGTCATGGGTGCATTTAAGATTTGGGTTGCTATCTATAATCTAAAAATGGATGTAGTGAAACAATTAGACCATGCAGCAAAGTCTAGCCCTGTTAAAGGATTCTTACAAGACGGTACTGAAACTCAAGAAGGTTTCGTTGCAAACGGTCTTAAGTTCGTAGATAGAATGGGCTTTAGTCGTCAAAATCTAGCCGGAAGATAATCCAAAACCATCATTTTTTTGTGCCAGGCATAAATAAATGTATGAAGCAGTAGGCTTCAACAAACATTAAGGAATTTTCAAAAATGGCACAATTTACACGCACGAACGGTGACTTCTATCCAGTATTCAACTTAGACTACCCTGGTTACACAAACCCAGGTGTTAACGCAATCGATTCTGGTTACGTTGTTCAACCACAAGGTCCAAAACTAGACTTCATGACAATTACGGCCGCTTCAGGTACACACTTCAGTGCTACACAAGCTAACGTTATCATTGAAACAGTTCAACAATTGGCAACAATCTATATCTACGAATATACAAACACAACTTCAGATACATTTGCATTCGCAACATATCCAACAGGTGCTTGGTCAGTAGACGGTTCAGCTGGTGCCAACGTTGTTGCTGCTGTTAATGCAGCTTTGACTTCAGCTTCAGTTGCTAACACAACAACTGGTACAAACGCAGCTACGTTCACTACAGTTTACGGCGCTTAATTTTAGTTTGTAACTAAAAACTAACCCGAGATTAAATTCTCGGGTTTTTTTATGGCTCTAAATAACATTATGTACCGCATATGTTGTTATACGCTTTTTGATATTACTCAAACAGGAGTAATGAACAGGTCTAAGCCTGTGGGCGACAACGTAGAATCATGGATACATGATAGAAATACACAATGTAACTATGACACCATACTACAAGTAATATCACTACGTAGTCAACCTGAAGTAGTTAAAGTACCTTATAAAACAGAAATACGTTTTGATGAATTTGATCAATTTGGTTTCTTTTATGAACAAGAAGAAGATAAGAAATACTCAGTTTGGAAGTTTGAATTTGAAATTCAACATCCAAGCGTATTTGAGAACGGAATAATTCCCCTAGGGGCATTATACACAGACTGTGAAGGTGTACCGATGATTAAATGCAAAGGTCAATATGATGTAACTCCTGCATTTTTAGACATAACACCGGAACTTAAAAACATTCATTTTGAGGTACTATGAAGAATGTAAAGAAATTAAAGATAGATCAGTTTATTAATAAACAACTTATACCTGATGACTTAAAAGATGTTATAGTTATTCCAGTAGATGACGGTTCATATGAATTGTTTAGCAAATATAAAATCACTAAAACTCAAAGTGGCTTTTTGGTGACTTTTATTAAACCTTATGACCAACAATATGAATTCTTTTCTATAAAAAATGCAGTGGTTTGGTGTACATTAGACAATGACCGATATTACAGAGAAGCCGGCAAAGTATTAGAATTAGATTTAAAATTATCTAGTAATGATTTGAACATTCAAATACATAAAAAACTAGCAAAAAAAGCAAAAAATGCTGAGTCCAAACTAATTTATACCATTAAATGGGAAGAAGATTCACGAAAAAAACGATTACTTACGGAAGAGTTACAAACCTTCATAAATAAATCAAGATATATTCAAAATCGTAAGTTTGACAAAACCCCGAGTTTTAAGAAATTGTGATAAATATATAATCAACACGGAATAACAACCATGAGACTAAACGACCTAGAAACAAAAAATTATGCGTCTACTGCATTGAAACAAAATTTCGAATTTAATTTCGATGTTTCAAACTTGGACAAGATCAAGACCCAAACTATGTTAAACAGAGTTCACGGTCTTATCAAAGAATCAAGACAAGCAAGTAACCAACACAGTCCTGCATACATGAAATTAGTATTCATGGAACAAGCATTGTCAAGTCATTTTGCACAACTATTGCGTAGACCTAGTCCTCGTATCGTATTTGAAAACGAAGAAGTAGAAAAATCACAAGTTGTTTTGGCTGCACAAGACTTAGTTGATTCAGTGCGTAAAATGATTGAACAAGTTAGCGATATGCTAGTTAAAGAACTACCAGCATTGTCTGACAGCATCCAAAGTGAAATTGGAGTTAACGAAAGTGAACAATTCACTGGTCAAGCAAATGAAGCATTGACTTCATTGCAGGCTGCATTGACGCAAAGCGAACAAGGCTTAAAGAGTGCATTGAATAGCATTACTGGTCAAGGCGGTGCAGACTTCGGTGGTGAAATTGGCGAACCTATGCCAACAGCAGGTGAAGAAGATGGCGCTGATCTTGGTATGGAAATGCCAGATGAAGAGCCAGGCTTAACCGCAGAAACTCCACCAGAACCCGAAGAAGAAGAACCAGCCGGAAGTATCGGTAGACTAAAAAGATAATCATGCGATTATTTGAGTTCGATCAGGATAGTGCTACTGTTACAAAACTTGTAGCACTAACACGACAACTACAACAAGGATTAGATCAGGGAGAAATTCCCCCTGATTTTTCCGTAGATGACCTATTGAACTATTTCCAAAAATATAACCTTATCCTTGACAAGAATGACTTGTACAACATGATTAAGGTTCCCCCACTAAAATCAGTTATCACTAACATACAAGGTGATAAAATCACATTCAAAGGTCAGCCTGAATCACCAAACGCTGAACCTGCTCAAGCTGACGACCAAAAGAAAGTCGTTGCTCAAATGGCGCAAAATGCGCTAAACAAATAATCCATAATACTAGACTTTCGCAAACAATTGTTATATACTGCATGTTAGGATAAAATAAATATCTTCATGCTTACAATAACAGAATCTGCAGCCAAAAAAATCAAACAACAGTTAGCAAAGCGTGGTAAAGGCGTGGGTATTCATATTGGTGTCAAAACTACAGGTTGCAGTGGAATGGCCTATGTATTAGAATATATGGATCAAGAACCAATTACACGTGATTGGTTCAAATATGAAAATCACGGTGCTAATGTCTATATTAATGGTAGAGACTTAGTTTATGTTGAAGGTATGGAAATAGATTATGTTAGAAAGGGCCTCAATGAAGGCTTTGAGTTTAACAATCCCAATGAACGAGATCGTTGTGGGTGTGGGGAAAGTTTTAGAGTTCAATGACGACAGAAATTACACATTTAGTAACAGTGGGCTGTAGTTTTACGTATTGCCAAGCATTATACGATCCGCCCAATGAAGGTTGGCCTAAACTAGTTGCAGATAAGTTAGGCGTACCTATTGTCAATCTTGCCATACCTGGATCAGGTAATGACGGTATACACCGTAGAACATTTGAATATTTTTATAAAAATCTAACTACGAATAGCAAGCCCTTATTCATTGTTGCAATGTCACAAAATACTAGACGAGAAGAATATCTAATTAATTTTGCAAAAGAAAAAATACAAGATTATCATACTATTTCTTTTTTAGACACCGAAGAAACGACCTTGGTAGCTAAACCTATATTTGAACAACTAGATGATGTGGGGATATTGAAGAGTGAAGTTCGCAAGTTAATATATTGGGACTCTATTATAAACCTTTTTAAATCACATAGCATACCTTATCTTACGTCAGATTATTTTCCAGATAAAAGTTCAAATACCAGGGATTATATTAATCAAAATTATATTGGATTAAGATCACGAGTAGATACCGATGTTTGCAGATTAAAAGATTTTTCAGAAATAACTTCATGCTATCCAAAAGCGTTAGATAAGGCACATCACGGAAAGCAAGCACAAGTTGTATTAGCAGATTTTATCTATGAGCAATTAGTTAGTATTTACGGGGAAATAAAAGCTATACAGGGTAACTTTTTGTCATTAAAAGATTATCCTACAGAGTATAAAAGACATTTTGAGTCAACTAATCAATGGTATAGAAAAGAAATGGGATTAGAATATAAATATGGCCTTGACAAATAAGTACAATTATGTACAATTAAAACGAGAAACTATCGATGGATCACGTAAATACGTTACTCCCGATGGATACAAAGTTCCTAGTGTAACAACTATTTTGGACGCTACTAAGTCAGAAGAAAGCAAACAAGCATTACAAAACTGGCGCAAACGTGTAGGTGTACAAAAAGCACAAGAGATTACTACTGAGGCTGCAGGGCGCGGTACACGTATGCACAAGTGGCTCGAAGATTACATCAAAACCGATAAACTTGGTATTCCTGGTAGCAATCCATATAGTGTGCAAAGTCATAGAATGGCAGAAAACATCATCTATCAAGGTCTTAGCAAATGCAATGAATACTGGGGCACAGAAGTTAGTTTGTACTTCCCACAAGTCTATGCAGGGACAACAGACTTAGTAGGAGTGCATGACGGTGATGAAGCGATCATGGATCATAAGCAGACCAACAAGCCCAAAAAACGTGAATGGATTGATGACTACTTCATTCAAACAGCCGCATATGCTAACGCACATAATGAAGTTTGGGGAACAAAGATTCGCAAGGGCGTGATTTTTATGTGTAGTGCAGACTTTATCTATCAGGAATTTATTGTTGAAGGTGCTGAGTTTGACAAATACACAGACTTATGGTTTAGAAAACTAGAAGAATACTACACAAAATTCCTATAAGTAATTAGATAAATAAGTGTATTAGGGTAAGAATACACTTATGTCAATCGTACAAATATCAAAGATTCAACAAAGGTCAGGTAATTTAGTTGACCTGCCACAATTAGACGAAGCAGAATTTGGTTGGGCAACTGACCAAAAACGTCTATTCATTGGTAAAACAACACCCAATGAAAACATCGAAGTATTAACATCTTATTCAGGGATAAGTTTTAGTCAAATCGATGGCAGTGTTGGTAACTTAAATATTAACCCAGTTGACGTTGGGTTAGGACAAGTTCTTGCTTTTGACGGTACTAACTGGATAAATGCTGGCGGTAATGCAGGTGGCAATATTAACTTAGGTGATCTAGGTAATGTTACTATTGCAGGCGGCGCTATTGGTTATGTATTACAAACTGACGGGTTGGGTAATCTTTCATGGACACCCAAAACATCAATCACTGCCTATATTCAGAACATCAAGATAGGTAACGGAAATACTACCGCCGGAAACTTAACAGTAGTAACTACTACACAGAATAACTATTTTACCAATGGTTCTGTCATCACTATAACAGGTGCACCTAATATTGCCGGTAGTATTGGTAATGCATTAAACGGTGGTAATTTCTATGTAAAGGCACAAACTTCAAATAGTTTTGCTCTTTATAACACTTCTGATTTTTCAAATGCTGTCAACACTTCTACTTATACAGCATATTCATACAGCAATAATGTTACTGCTACCACTGTAGCAACAAACGTAATTAACATTGGTAACTCAGTTGCTAATGCTAACGTATTATTTGAAGTAAATCAACCTGTTGTGTTCTTGGGTAGTTTATCTACTAGTGGTCTTACAGCAAACACAACATATTACATCAACAGTATCCCTAGTGCTACTACGATTACTGTTTCAAATTCATTATATCCAAACGGTACAGCAGGTCCTATATTACCATTACAAACTACAAGTGGTTTAACAGCAACTGTTTATGGACAAGGCGGCCGTGCAATTTCTTCAATTGGTGGTAGCAGTGGTAGCAACGGAGCACAAGGAGCTGCAAATTCAGTTCAATTTAATAACAATAATTTGTTAGCAGGTAGTGCTAATTTTACATATGACCAAAACAATAGCAGTTTAGTTTTAAGTGGCGGCGCTACTGGCGGTAACATTAGTTCTAATAATATAGCTGCTAGTAATTTAATCTCTGCAAGTTATTTTGTTTCTAATATTGCAACAGGTACTGCACCATTAATTGTAACATCAACTACACGTGTTCCTAACTTGAATGTTGGACACGCTAATGTAACAGACTTTGCTAATATTACTACGACTTCAAGTGGTACTTCATATTTGATGTTAGCGAATGCAACAACAGGAAATGTTGCAGAATATGCAAATGCTAATTTATCATTCAACGCTGCAACAGGCAATTTATCAACTACAAATATCAATATCACCGGCAATGCAAACGTAGGTGTTAATTTAGGAGTAGCAAGTACAATTACCGCTTCAATAGTTATTGCTACCAATAACGGTAATGGTACAAACTTTAAAGTTGGTGATGATGCTTGGATTGGTGATGTTAATGTAGTAGACACATTACAAGTATCAGGTATCGAAAGTTCTGGTGCTAATGCTTATATCATTTTTGGTAACGGTGATACTACATCATTAGGGCGTGCAGGCACAGGCCCATTAACATACGGTGGTGCATTCGTTGCAAATGGCAACGTAACATCAAACGGTGAAGTTATTATTACTAATAACAATGGTCACGGTGGCTCGGGTTATGCTGGCATGATTACTATGACTAATAGTAATGTCAGCGCAACTAATCCACACAAATATTTCAGATTAAACAGTTCAGGTAACTTACAGATTGTTAATAGTGGTTACACTACAACTATTTTTGATTTGTCAGATACAGGCAACTTAAGTCAACTTACTAATTTAAGTGTTATCGGTAATGTTAGTGCGGCTAACGTAAGTGGCAATGGTAGTGCATTAAGTTCAATTACTGGTGCAAATGTCACAGGTCAAGTAGGTAACGCACTAGTAGCAGGTACAGTTTATACAAATGCACAACCCAATATTACAAGTGTTGGCACATTAACTTCACTTGCAGTTACAGGTAACATATCAGGAGCCAACTTAACAGGTAATCATTATGGAGCCGGTAATAATTTAAGTAACATTCAAGGTGCTAATGTAAGTGGTGCCGTTGCTTATGCAACAACAGCTAACTCAGTAGCCGGTGCTAATGTATCAGGTGCAGTGGCTTATGCAACTACTGCCAATGCAGTAGCAGGCGCCAATGTAAGTGGTGCGGTAGCATATGCAACAACAGCAAATGCTGTAGCCGGTGCTAATGTATCAGGAACAGTAGCTAGTGCAAATAACTCAAGTTATTTAGGCGGTACAGCAGCAGCAAGTTATTTACTAGTGACCGGTACCGGCAGTTCACTAACAGCAATCACAGGTGCTAATGTAACAGGTACCGTTGCTAATGCTAACAACTCATTGTACTTAGGTGGTATTGCGGCAGCTAATTATGCATTATCTAACACAGCAATTGCAAATGCTAACAATGCTACAATCGTAACAGGTGCAGTACAAAACAATATCACTACATTGAATGGTATAACTACTATCAATGCAGGATCAAATACAACGGCTGCAACATTCACCGGTAATTGGACATTGACTACAGGTTCAAGACTACAAGCAACATATGCTGACTTGGCTGAGTATTATGAAGCAGATCAAGAGTATGAACCGGGCACCGTACTAGAATTTGGCGGTGAGAAAGAAGTTACTGTTGCAGAAGATGGTACAACTAGAGTTGCCGGCGTAGTGTCTACTAACCCTGCTTATGTTATGAATTCAACATGTTCGGGCATCGCAGTTGCTATTGCTCTACAAGGACGTGTACCAACTAAGGTACGCGGAAGCATTAAAAAGGGTGATATGCTAATTAGCGGTGGCGATGGCTACGCAAGACCAACACTTACACCACAAATGGGAACAATCATTGGTAAAGCATTAGAGAACCACGAAGGCGAAGGTGTCATTGAAGTGGCAATTGGTAGACTCTAAGATAAATACATTACAGGAATAAGAAAATGTCATCATACGTTTATACAGCAAGTTCATCAGCAAACGCTTCAGCAAATATTCAAACTGACAAAGTTAGAATTGCAACTACTACCTCAGCAGTACAAGTTGTATCAAGTTATCCAAACGTTGCAGGTACAGGAACTGTTACCTGCACAACTAGTTCAAATGCAGTAGTTGGATCAAGTACCACTTTTACAACACAATTGAACATTGGTTATTGGATTGGTAATGCTACAGGTGCAACAGTTGGTATTGTAAAAAGTGTTACGAATAATGGTAATCTTATACTTACTACAAACGCAGGTGTAGCAATTAGTGGCGCTGGATATACAATTAATCCTTTTGGTGTTCCATATCAAGTAGCAACTGCAAATAGCGAAATCATTCCTCCTGGCACAGCCGAACGTAGTTTTTATGTAGGTCAGGGAAACATTGTATCATATATCAATGTGTCAGGTGAAACAGCGGCCCCATTCTCAATTACGGAATTGGGCGCCAATCATCCTAATACCGGTACTACTGGTGTGTTGCCCCCGGTATCAAGTATGGCTAGTGGTACTTAATTACTAGCAAGTTCTATAAATCTTTGGCGATTGTGTTGTAGCATAGGCAATTGTTTTTGCCAAAGATTATACAATTCAAAATTTGACATATCACATAATACTTTTAACTGTGTGATTACTGATTCTGTGCTGTTATCTAAATTTGGATTATCAAACAAATCATTAGGTGTGTAAAATCCCAATTTACGAACAACTTCAATTATTCCCTTGTTTGCATTCCACAAATAAGGTCTTAAACCCATAATAGGCTTCCAAGTCTTTTCTGATAATTGCCAGCTGTCAGTTGGTTCAGTTTCACTTACAATAACACAATAACTATTCTGCCAAACATCTAAATTACCTAAACTTGTAAGGTCTTCAGGTCTACTAAATCTTAAATCAGTAGAATGTAATTGCTGATCGGTGATAGCAGTACGTTGGTCGATACTAGGAAAAACATTTTTTTCGTATGTTATCCAACCCCTATTATCTAAGTTATTATCAATAAGTTGGTTTACTAATCGTTCTCTATGTGGTCTAGGTTTTCTATTATAACTCAAATAGACATTACTAAAATTTTTATTCAACTGCAACTCATTATCAGTATATTGTTTATTTTCCATCAACCATTTGGGCATCCAAGAACTCCATTGGGTAGGACTGAATCCTGCAAACTCTAAAGGATAATTTAATGCTATTATATCAGCATATAATAATGTATGTGTAAACCATTCAGTGCCGTCAACAGTCCCTGCAAGCCAAATTTTAGTAGAACCTTCGATGTTATCTTTAATCCATTGCAATAAGTTAGGGTCTTTAGGTTCTAGCCAAGTGAGGTTAATTAATAAATTAGTTTGATATTCATTTGCAGACAATTCTATTTTGAATTTTTCTAACCAATTGTGTTCGTGGTCTGCAATCGATTGAGTTGCAGTATAGCGATATCCGTATTCTTTAATCATACTTGTATTTAGAGCGTCTATTATTTTACGCAATAAAGATAAATACTTGCGTACATTCTCATGGTGAGAATTTATGCAGTACCCACTGCGTAGCGGCTAGAACCCGCAACTAACTAAAGGAAAAACAAATGGGACGTCCTCTAAAGATCGCAAAAGCACAAGCAGTTTTGACAATTACAGCAACAACTGCTTCATCACAATTAGTCACAGTATCAAACAATCTTAATACTCTAGGTGTTACAAAAGGCATGCCTTTTGCTACAGCAAGTACAGTAGGTGGTTTAACTGCAGGTGTAACATATTACATCAACAAAATCGTTTCAGCAAGTACATTTACTGTATCAGCTACACAATTAAGTGTTCAACCACAAACATTCCCGTCAATTACTACTACAACTGGTCAAAACGTTAAAGCAACAGTTGGTATCGTAGATTCAGGATTTAATAATCCAAACGGTAGTAACACATCAACTGGCTCAAGTACATTTGGTGTTGTTGGTGGTAACACAGCAATTATTGGTAGTCAAACACTAGTTAATGTTGCTTTTGGTGCTAACATTTCTGGTACAATTTTTGCAAGTAACGCTAGTACAACAGTTGTCGGTTTAGGTACTAACTTTGGTGCGTTAGCAAATGGTACACAACTTTATGCATATCAAGGTACTCCAGGTTCATATAGTGTAAACTTGTTAGGTACAATTGCAAACAACGTAGGTAATGTAACAGTTGCAGTTGCTAATAGTAGTGCTACTGGTAACGTTATCGGTACTTCAGGCAATGCTCAAACATTGGTAGCAGGTACACCAGTTGTGTTTGACACAGCATTTGGTGGCTTAACAGCAAACACAACATACTTTGTTAGAAATATTACTAACGCGGCTGCATTTACTGTTGCCGCAGTTCCAGGTGGTGCAAACGTAGTATTGACATCAAACTCAAGCGTAACTTCTAATGCTATTCAAAATCAAGCAGTATTGGGTGCTAACTCAGTAGTTAATGCGGCTGGTTATAATGGTTATGGCGATCCAATCTTGGCTGCATTACCAGAAGCAGGATATATTGTTCGTCAAAAAGGCAAACACAAATATTTGGTAACTGGTACTGTAACAGGTATTACAGCTCCTGTATATACAGCAAACTTAGCGAATGCGGCATTGACACCTAACACGTTCAATATCCAAGTAACTTATGCTGATAGTTCAACTGCATATCTTGATACTATTAGTGATTATAATTCACAAGCATTCCCTGCAACAGTTGCTCCTGGTTCACTAAGTGTTGGTACAGTATATACAATTTATCAAACAGGTACAACAAACTGGACAGCAGTTGGTGCAGCCGGCAACATGACTGGTACATCATTTACTGCAACAGGTACTGGTTCAGGTACAGGTTTAGCAATTCTTGCAAATGCTCAACCTAATGTAATTGGTACATTCAATAGTGCTGTAGCCGCTAATACATACTACACACCAAGTCTACCAATCGTAACAGTTAATAACGCTTAATCGATATGGCTACTGCAAGACCAGATCGATTATCGGTGCAAAAGTCTGAAACTGAAATTGCAGTGCTTCAGGTTCAGGTCGCCAACATCCATGAAAAGATGGACGACCTGAAATCTGATATTAAAGAAATCAAAGATAGTGTATCATCAGCAATGAAAGATACACACGACATGATCACAAAATTATCCACTGAAAGCACACAGCAACATAATGAACTTTCTAAAAAAGTTAGTGCTTTAGAAAAATGGAAATGGATGGTTATGGGAGGTGCAGCAACTGCAGGTGCACTAGGGTTTCATGTAGTGAGCAAAATGCTCGGAGCATAAAGATAGGGGGATTTAATCTCCCTATTTTTTTATCAATGCCTGTAACTTTTCTTGAACTAAATCAATATTCACAGTACTAAACAATCCAGGATGTAATGGCTTGGGGAAATGCCCTTCTTTGACCCATGCATATCCTTCATGTTCAGCATTTAACGTAGGTATGAATTCTTCTTTGACTTCACAGAAGAATGTATGATATGTAAATGTATTATTGACAAACTTTTGAATGGGAATCAATTTGAAGTCTTGATTGTAGAATCCCATTTCTTCTATACACTCACGTTCAATACCTTCTAATAGTGTTTCATCTTTTTCGATGCCGCCACCTGGTATACTCCACGTAGGACTTTTATTATCAGCCCTTAATAGATAAAGAAATCTATTAGTAGAAACACTATAGAAGAACACACCGGCAGCGTTACTGGACATATTAAATTACGATACTGTAATCGCCGGCGTAATAGAAACCTTCATATGATTTCATCCAACCTTCATCAGGTGTATATCTATATTGAAGAGTAGTTGCAAGATTAGTCACATATTGTACTTCTGTATCTGCTTGACTGTCGTATGCAACAAACCATTGCATTGTACCACTATCAAATTCTATGATATCATTTGCATTTGCGACTAGACCACCCCAAGCAACTGTTGTAGTATCAGGTGCTCCAATATTTTCAACAATCAAATAGCGTACACCATTGATAGGCCCGGGTAGTCCTGCATTAGGGCCTTGCATTTGTGGATTAATAACAGCATTAACTGGATCTAATGTATTCTGTGGTAATGTTTGTGGATCTACGTTAAAGATTAAGAATCTGTCATCTAATGGATTAGGAACAATAGTACCAACGATAGGGGTATCCATATATGGATTCTCTAACCAAATCTGGCTAATACCCGGCTGAACTTTGCCATACACGTTTAATAAACTAGACCAATACAAATCAGTAGGTGGAGAAACATCTTGATCTAGACTATTGTTAGACGGATCGAATGGTTCGTCGGCAGGTAGTAATTGTAATTGGTTGCCGATGTATAATAACTTGTAACCATATGGAGTAATCTTTTGTCTAGTACCTAACAACAAATCATCATTCTGGATATCTGTAAGAGCATTTCCTTGATAGATAGACATGATAATTTTTTGAATAACGCCCATCTTTTTCAACTTACTTGCAGTTGTCAACCAGATAGGCATGTAAAACTTCCAGGTCATAATGTCAATTGGATTACCTGTACCTACTGGAATTTGTCTGCTAGTAAAAGTCAATCCATCTTGAAACACAGAACTTAATGAGGTCCAATCAACAAAGTTATCTGTACTTTGAATTTCAAGTGCAGGATTAAACAATGGGCCTAGTTGTTCAATGATTTCTAATTTTTGTTGATAGTTTGTTGTCCAAAAATCGACATTAATACGCAATGTATATGGTACAGGCATCAATCTTTCAATAGTAAACGCTTGACCTTGTGTAGTCTCATAGCTTTGTGTATCAGGATTGTATGCACGTTGCCTTACATTAATCTTGTCAATAAATGTAGGATCAGTAGTCCATTTTTGATTGTATTCCAAACCACTGATGTAGTAAGTAATCATTGGTGCAGATGGTAGTGTACTTGCACTGTTATTATTAACAACAGTTGCAGCCTGACGACTTTGATCGCCATACATAATAGGCACACGAACGTAAATAGGGTTGCCTGCAGGATCGTTACCTCTGGTAACTTGCCAGTTGCTAAAGATTTTGGCAAACTGTATTAAGAATCTGCGTATCTGATTATCATAAAAATATTGCGCTGCCATGTATGACCTTTATATTACCGGCGGTAGTGTCGGTGGTGAATTCTGTAGTACATTCGACAATGGTTGTGCTTGAGGAATTACTGCTTGATCATTATTTACATAAATTTGAGCATCGTTATTAATAAATGATGAGAGTTGTGATTGATTTTCAACACTACCAAATCCAGTTTGTGTTCTGACATTTTGGCTAATTTGTATCCATAACTTACCGTCCCAACGATATAATAGTTGAGGTAAGTAATCGATGCGTAAGAAATAATCGCCCACTGTAGGATTTGCAGGGAAACTAATACCTGCGCCTGTTGGGAATCCATTTGGAGCACTACCATCACCAGTCATGTAGCCAGTTGTATAACCAAATGATCTTGGAGCCGATCTAGAGATAAACTGGAATGTTGGATCACAGTCTGCTCTAAAGTCCATAACACTTGTCACCGTTCCTGTGAAACTATCTAGACTTGGGTCTTGGTCTGCTGTAGCATATGTGTTGTCAGCAGTACCATATGGTCCAATAATGATAGGACTGATTGTTTCTACTTTGAGAATCTTAATCTTATCAACACGACCACTACCACCTGCTGTCTTTTCAGGTTCTTGCTCTGCTAATGATAATTGTGCTTGTACAAGTTTGTTGATTTTATTTTCTACATACTTGCCGACACCATTCATGTCTTGTAGTTTTGCTAATGCAGCCTTACTAACCTTAATACCAACACTTGGATTCTTGAACTTACTATTGCGATATATTACAACCTTTGCGCCATCTAACTGAGATGGTATATTGGGGAAGTTTGCGAATGGATTAGGAGCAAGTACACCGATAGGTGGTGCAGGTTGATTCAAATGACCTGAAGGAACTGTATTACCTTCTTGGTTGGTAACATACTCGCCGTATGTAGGTACAACATATAGTTGACTTTGATCGTAACCTGATTTAGGAACAAGTATTTCTGCATCAGCAAGTACAGCATCATTGATTGCAATATTCTTGTTGTATGTAGAAATGATATCTGCAAGGCCACCGTTTGATTGTAATTGCCAATATGTTGCGTTTGGTGGATATGTTCCTGCAGGAACATCTGCCAAAGATTTATAAATCAATCCACCAAATGTAACAGTATAGCCTTCTGGATAAGGTTTTGTCTTATCCCAGTTACCAAGATAATTGTCTTGATTGAGAGGTTGTGTAAGAATATCTGAAAACTCCTCACTATTAACAAGAGGTTCACATTTGATACGCCATAGATGTGGGTACCATGTTTGTGTGAAACCTTCACTTGCATAGTTTGCATCAGTAATTTGCATAAAGCGTTTTAATGCAACTGGTATAGTTTGATCTAATGGATTATAATCTAGTAAGTGAGGTAACTCTAATACATCACCAACCATTAATTTGCGACCAATAATGTCAATCATGTCATTGTAATGCACAGTGACGAAAATGATATCATTATTTAAGAATAAACCAAACTGACTTAAATCAAAGTCAAGATTTTGTACATTGTAATGCCCGCGCAATCTATAGATATTTGGATCATATGTTCTATCACGGTTTTCCATGAATAACAAGTCTTGAATATTAGTAGGACTTTGAACTGCATACTGTGGCTGTGTAGGGTCAGTACTAGGCCCCTGATCAGTAGGACCTAGATATTTGTGAATATATAAGTCTGTGCCACCTGCAGTTAACATATCGGATATGGTTCTATCCATAAATCGATAGTCATTTTGTTTCGTTGGACGGTATAGGCTGAGCCTAGGCACGTTAAACTCCTACGGCTAGTTTTTTAGCCAATTTAATAGAGAAGTACCATTTTTTATATTTAGAATCAGTAAGCATATAGTTATTTATCGAAATTTTTTGGATCAAACGGCTTGACAATAAATCGGATATGCTGTATACTTATAAATATCGTGAAACTATGGAGATTTTATGGCTCGCAAACCCGCTTATCAAACACATTCTTTTGTGCGTGACCTTACACCTAAAGATGTTGATGCACAATATTATGGTTCTGAACCACTATTTGAAACACAACCTGCAGAGGACAAACGGCAAGGTCAACTAGGACAAGCATTTAATTGGTACTCACGATTCTATTCACAGCCTGATGCCAAAGACTTTATGATTCAATATCTTGAGGCTAACGAGGGTAAAGACAAAATCAAGTTTGTTAAAAAGGCCCCTGACACTAAAGTGCACACCTCTTGGGGTTGGATGGCACGGTTGTCATTGCGTGGTTTGCAATTCAATGAGCGTGAAAAAATGTTGCTTGACGACCAGATCGACCGACTGGTTCAATTGGGTAAAGGTGAAGAAAAAAATGAAGTCATTGAAGATGATAAGCCTAAAGTTGAACGCAAGAACATTCAGGAAATCATGCGTGAAAAAGCAGGTGAAGCCGCAGGTGAATTAGAAGGCTTGATGGATGAATTCTGTTTAGCAGGATACCCCAAAGACTTTGAAACTAAAAAACGTGTTAGTTCAGAATTAGGCGAACGCAACATTTTACCTCAACATATTACCCCAATTATTAAACATTGGGAAAATGTATTAAATGAATTTACTGAATTGCAACTTGGCAAAGATGCACAATTAGTTGAAGCCTATGCTCACATGAGCAAAATGCAGGTTCGCTATATGATTAAGTTCATTGAATCTGTGATTGCCGATCTAAATGGTTATGCAAGTGTTAAGAAGGCAAGCAAGGCACCACGCAAACGCAAGGCAGTACCTGTAGAAAAGATTGTAAGCAAACTGAAACACTTGAAAACATTCAAGGATGATGCTACAAAGGTTGATTTGGTTGGTTTGAGTCCTGTTAAACTACATCAATGTAATGAGGCTTGGGTCTATGATACAGCAAGACGTAAAATGCATCATTATGTTGCCGATGAATATAGCAAGACACTTACAGTTAAGGGTAACACATTGCTAGGATTCGATCCCAAACAAAGTGAAGTTAAAACACTACGTAAGCCCGCTGAACAAATCAAGGCACTTACAGGTAGTAAGCCCGCGGCACGTAAGTTCTTTAAAGAAATCAAGTCTGTTGCAACATCACCCAATGGTCGTTTCAACGACAACATGATTATTCTCAAGGCGTTTTAATTGAGTAAAATATGTTTAATTGCGGGGTGTAGTCACTCAGCTGGTTCTGAAATTGACGGGGAAGTAGACAGCCCCTTCAATCGTCAACATAGTTATGGTAATTTGTTAGCACAAAAATTAGGATATACTCCTGTTAATATTGCAGTAAGTGGTTACACTAATAGTGCAATTGCTAGGAGTGTCCTAGAATATTGTAGTGAGCATGATACTAGTGACTTATTTGTTGTTGTTGGTTGGACTGAGAGTTCACGTATTGAAGCACCATTTCAATACCCAACATGGCATCAACAACAGAATGGAAAATACTGTGATTGGTTTTCTAATTCATCTACTGATTTCTTGCAGATAAATGTAAACTATACAGGTTATTCTGAACGTGAGCGTAACATACAAGAAGATTATCGTAGGTTTGTAATTAACCAAACACCTTATACAGAAATCACCAGTGCAAATTTAATTTTGCAATTGCAATATTTTTTTAAGAGTAAAAACATTGATTACCTAATGTGTAATACTATACACATGTTTTCTCCTGAAAATGAAAAATATCTTAAATTTTACTTGAATAGTATTGACACAGGCAAGTATTACAACTATAATAACAACAACGAATCATTTTATCCCAAATATATAAATTTAGGATATACTAATTCAAAGGCAAAATACGGGCATCATTCTGATATCCCTCATCAACTATATGCAGACGAACTATACAATTTTATAAAGGCAAACAATGACACAAAATATTGATTTAAACAAATACACCGAATTCGTTAATGCTGTAACCAGCAAAGAATCAAATAACTTTGATCACCTTTTACCTCGCATCGTTGAACTGCGTAATACAACTAATATAAATGTTAGTTTGCTATTGACTGCATGTTTAGGACTTGCGGCTGAAAGTGGTGAGTTTATTGAAATTCCCAAGAAGGTTTTCTTTCAAGGTAAACCACTAACTGATGAAAACATTTTTCACATGAAACGTGAATTGGGTGATATTATGTGGTACTGGGTTAATGCATGTCGTGCACTAAATCTTGATCCCAATGATGTTGTTGCTGAGAATGTTAAAAAATTAGAGGCACGATATCCCGGTGGACAGTTTGACGCATTTTACAGCGAGAACCGAAAAGATGGAGACCTATAATCCCTGATAAATAATAGCAACAGGGGATTATTATGCCAAGTAGCACAGCCAGTTATTTAAGTACACCAACTAGTTATAACTTAGAAGAATTAAAACAAGCATTATTTAATAACATCACTTATCGTTTAGGTGGTGGTATTATTGATTTGGAACTTGATCCTGAGCATTATGAGGCCGCATATAACTATGCTATCAAAGTATATCGTCAACGTGCACAAAATGCCACACAAGAATCATACACACTAATGACAGTTGTTGAGAATGTGGACACTTACACATTGCCTCAAGAATTTATTAACGTTAGACAATTATTCAGACGTAGTATTGGTCTTGAAACAGGTCCAAGTTCAAGCAGTTTTGACCCATTCAGTAGTGCTATTCTTAACACATATTTGTTAAACTATAACTATACAGGTGGTATGGCAACATATGACTTTTATGCAGGTTATGTTGAATTAGCCGCACGTATGTTTGGTGGGTTCTTGACATACACATTTGATCCTGTTACTAAGGTTCTTAGAATTACACGTGATTTCAAGGGTTCAGGTGAGCGTATTCTTGTTTGGGCAGATGTGCAACGCCCTGAAGCAGTGTTACTACAAGACCCAGGCGCTGGTGTGTGGATCGGTGACTTTATTTTAGCACAATGTAAAGTTATTATTGGTGAAGCACGTGAGAAGTTCGGCAGCATTGCAGGTCCGGGTGGCGGCACAACATTGAACGGTACTGCCATGAAAGCAGAAGGCTCTAAAGCACAAGAAGTGTTAATTGACGAATTGAAACGATATGTTGATTACAGTCAACCGTTGACATGGATTCAAGGGTAAAATAATAGTTGACATTCTCCAAATATTGTCATACAATCATAATATTATAGGAGATGCCCCAATGATTATTGGTATTACAGGTTTTATTGGTAGTGGCAAAGATACAGCCGCAGACTACCTAATTCGTTTTCATGGTTTCAAAAAATTAAGTTATGCAGGTGCACTTAAAGATGCTGTGTCAGCAATCTTTGGTTGGGACCGTGAATTACTTGAAGGGTCAACAAAAGCAAGTCGTGAGTGGCGAGAACAAGTTGACCCGTGGTGGGCAGAACGATTAAATATTCCTACATTAACTCCTAGATGGGTATTACAATTTTGGGGCACTGAAGTTTGTCGCAAAGGATTTAATGAAGGCATTTGGGTAGCCAGTGTAGAAAACAAACTTAGAAACAGTAAGGAAGATATCGTCATTACTGATTGCAGATTTACCAATGAAATTGAAGCCATTAAAAATGCAGGTGGACTTACTATGCGTATCGAGCGTGGTGAAAAACCTAGCTGGTACGATGATGCAGTTTCTTTCAATAAAGGCGAGATTGGTAATATGTCTTGGGCATTAAGTAAAAAGAAACTTGATGACCTCAAGATTCATGCCAGTGAGTATAGTAGTGTAGGATTAAACTATGATCATTATGTTGACAACAATGGCACAATTGATGACTTGCACAAACAGTTAGAGTCTATAGTCAACTTGTAAATCTCCGCGCTTCCAGTTAACTTCTTTCTTCTTAACTACTTCAATGCAGTTAAGACACACACTACGTAGATTAGTAAAGTTAACATTAGTCAAATCACCGTCAATATGAAACACGGTGATTTGTGTAGTGTATAATGCTTTGAAACCACATAAGTCACATGTGGTTTTCTTTTTATACCCTGCACGTTCCCAGTTACTAATTCTGGGTTTCTTTTTTGTTTTTAATTTACCACAACTATCGCATATACTTCTATAATGCGTCACTCCGTCACGTTTATAGTTGACGGCACAGTAATTTTTATTGCATGTGTTGCATATAGGTCTATTAATCATCTTCTATTTATAAATTAACCTTCGAAGGTTCGTTAATACGGTGTTTTTTTGATTTTATACTAAATAATATTACAACTTAGGTGGTAAACCTCATAATTTTACAAAAGGAAATTTTATTATGGCACTAGTATCTCCAGGCGTACAAGTAGATATCATTGATCAAAGTCAATATCTACCAGCCGCAACAAACTCAACACCGTTAGTCATTTTGGCGACAGCGGCAAATAAAGCAGATCCAACAGGTACTGGTGTTGCACCAGGTACTACTGCTGCAAATGCAGGTCAACTATATTTGATTACAAGTCAACGTGACCTTGTACAAACATACGGCACTCCATTCTTCTATACAACATCAAACGGTGTTCCAATTCAAGGATATGAATTAAACGAATACGGTCTATTGACTGCCTATTCAGCATTAGGTGTAACTAACACTTGCTATTGCTTGAGAGCAGATATTGACTTGGCAAGTTTAGTTGGTCAAACAGGTCGTCCAAGTGGCAACCCAGCTGATGGTACATATTGGTTGAACACAACTACAACAACATGGGGTATCAATGAATTTGATGCATCAACAGGTGCTTTCCAATCACAAGCTCCTATTGTAATCAACAACACATCACAATTGTCAGGTGGAGTTCCATTAAGCAGCATTGGTTCAATCGGCCAATATGCTGTCAATTCTATTCCTAACTACAATGACCCTGATCAAGCAAGTGCACAAACATTCTTTTTTAAGAATTCAACTAACACTTGGGTATCGGTTGGTTCACAAGCATGGTTAAATTCATGGCCAACTATTAGAGGTACAAATAGTAACCCAACGTTGAGTGCAGGAAACACACTATCACTTAATATCAGCGGTGGTGGTTCAGTTACAGTTACTGTAGAATCTTCACCAAATAATGTAGTTTCAGTATTAGCGAGTCAAATCAATGCATTAGGTCTTGGTTATGTAACAGCAAGCGTTGTAAGTGGCAAATTAAACATTTATTCATCACAAACAGGTGGAAGTACAAGTGTAAATCCTAAATATTTGACAATTTCTGGTACAGCATTGTCACAATTGGGAATTGAATCTGGTAACTACTACCAACCACAATTCTTCTATGGTACTTCTGCTCAACAACCATTGTGGCAAGCAAGTCAGCAATTCCCAGCTCCGGGCGGTTCTGTATGGTTAAAAGTAGGTTCTTCAGGTAACGGTTTTAACCCTGTTATTAGTGAATGGTCTGCTACAACTGCTAGTTGGAAGGCAAAAACTGCTAATTTGGCAACAAGCGACTGGGACGTAATTGAAAGTTTAGATGCAACCGGCGGAGCATTGATTCCAGCTGGTACTGTGTATGCACAATACAATTCTAACTTTGTTCCTACAGCAACAATTCCAGCAGCACAAGGTCCAATCTATTATTGGGAACGTGTTGCAACAGGTGCAACAATTGCTACAGGTACTGTAACTGACTTTGACTGGACAAGTGGTGCTACACACATTTATGTACAATCAAGCATTCCAGGTACAGGATCATTAAGTTCAGTATATACTGTTAACATTCCAAGCACATGCAATGCTACACAATTTGTAACAGCATGGCAAGCAGCAGCTATTCCATTCACAACCGCAAGTGTTGCAACATCAGGTGCTATTGTCATTGAGCAAACATCAGGTGGTGTTATCGTAATGAATGACTGCGTGTTATCAACTGGTCTAAGCAGTGGTGTATTAGCAGCCGCAGGTTTTGTATCAGGAACAACTGCATTTGTTAAAACAGGTCCGTTTGTTTCAAACAACTTGTCTAATGCAAATGCAGGTATTTCATTCACCCCAACTCAAGCATCAACTTCAGGTGTTGGTACTAGTTTGCAAATTAACGTTACAAATATTAATACTATCTATAATGTTTCTCCAACAACATTTGCAGCAGCCGGCTCTGGCTACGCTGTAGGTGATACAGTAACGTTCAGTGGCGTGTCAATGGGCGGTAGTCATCCTGCAAACGACTTAGTTGTTAGAGTTGTTTCAGTAAATGGTAGCGGCGCAGTAACAGGTTTAACTTATGTATCTGGTATGGGTGCTGAAACTTATAATGTTCAACTTTCAAATTGGGTAGATTTCACATTAGTACCAAGCGGTGGTGCTCCAGTAGCAGCTCCTGCAGCTAATACTAACTGGTTCTACTCAGTAGTTGACCAAGTAGATATCATGGTTAGAACTAATGTTCCTAACACAGATAATCCAAATAGTGTGAATTCATATTGGACTGGTTATGGTAATACTAACTATGATTCAAATGGTTTCCCAACAAGTGGTTCAAACACAACTGACCCTAACGGTCCTATCTGTTCAGCAACTGCTCCAACAACACAAAGCGACGGCGTAACTGCTCTTGCTTACGGTGATCTTTGGGTTAACACATTAGATTTAGTTAACTATCCAATCATCAGTCGTTGGCAATCAGTTAACAATGTTGATCAATGGGTTGTAATTGACAATGCTGACCGTGTAAACTCACAAGGTATCTTGTTTGCTGATGCACGTTGGGCAACTAACGGTGACACAAGCCCAATTGATGATCCTATCCCAGCAATCGCAGATTTGTTGATGAGCGATTACATTGATTTGGATTGCCCAGATTCAAGTTTGTATCCAGTTGGAACATTGTTGTTCAACACAAGACGTTCAGGTTATAACGTTAAACAGTATCGTCCAGATTACTTCAATAGCGTTAGATTCCCTGACTCAACAATCCCTGAATATCAAGATGCATGGGTATCTGTATCAGGTGCAAACGCAACAACAGGCGTACCTTACTTTGGTGCAGCAGCACAACGTAACATGGTTGTTACTGCTATGAGAGCAACAATTTCAACTAACCAAGCGATCAGAGATGAAGATAACTTCTTCAACTTAATGGCAGCACCAAACTATTGCGAATTGCAACCAGATATGGTAACATTGAATGATGATCGCGGTGACACAGCATTCATCGTTGGTGATACTCCAATGACATTACCTGCTAATGGCACAGCAATTGCAGCATGGGCTAAAAATGCAGCAGGTGCAGCATCAACTGGTGTTGATGGTTGTGTAACACGTAACACATACTTGGGTCTATTCTATCCAAGCGGTATTACTGACGACTTGCAAGGTAATTTGGTAGCAGTTCCCCCATCATATATGATGTTGAGAACGTTCCTAAGAAACGATCAAATCGCTTATCCTTGGTTGGCAGCAGCTGGTACTCGCCGTGGTATTATCGATAATGCAACTAATATTGGTTATATCGATGCTACAACAGGTGACTTTGTAACAGTTAAAACAAGTCAAGGAATCAGAGATGTATTGTATACTAACAACATCAACCCACTAGTATTCTTTACTGGTAATGGATTGTTAAGTTTCGGTAACATTTCAAGCTATGCATCACAATCTGCATTAGATAGAATTAACGTTGCAAGACTTATCTGCTATCTACGTTACAACTTGGCAGTTGCAGCAAGACCGTTCATCTTTGAACCTAATGATGCACTAACAAGAACACAGATTTCTGGTGTTGTACAAACATTGCTTGTTGACTTAGTAGCGAAACGCGGTATCTATGACTACTTGGTAGTTTGTGATAACAGTAACAATACTCCTGCAACAATCGATGCTAACGAACTTTGGGTAGACGTTGCAATCGAACCCGTGAAGGCAGTTGAATTCATCTATATCCCAGTACGTATCTTGGCAACAGGAACACTAGGTGGTCAAGGTGGTTCTAAGTAATAGAAAATGATACCCCGAAAGGGGTATCATAAATTGATAAATACATATATAGGAGATAAAAAATGGCAACAGCCTCACAATCATTGTTCAACATGACAGTCGCAGGAGATACATCAGGCGGCAACCAAGGTCTGTTGATGCCTAAACTACAATTTAGATTCAGAGTTGACTTTCTAAATTTTGGTGCAAGCGCAACACAGGGTCTAAGTTTGACTAAACAAGTTATCGATTGCGCAAGACCGCAAGTACAATTTGACGATATTACATTAAACGTATATAACTCAACAATGTATCTAGCAGGTAAACCAAAATGGCAGACACTTGCAATCAACATTCGTGATGATGCATCTGGTACCGTTGCACTTGCAGTTGGTTCACAAATTCAGAAACAATTTGACTTTGTTGAACAAGCATCAGCAGCTACTGGTCAAGATTATAAATTCCAAACTAACATTCAAATTCTTGATGGTGGTAACGGCACTGCTGTTCCTGCTGTGTTAGAAACATGGGAATTGTATGGGTGCTATATTCAACAAGTTAACTATCAAACATTGAACTATGGCACAAGCGATGCAGTAACAGTTGCATTGACATTACGTTTTGATAACGCAATTCAAGCGCCACTTGGTTCTGGTGTTGGTACGCCAGGTGTACAACGTCAAACAGGTGATTCTGTAACTGGTATTGGTCAGTAACATTGAATAACAATGTCAGGGTTTAATCAAAACCTTTTAGTAAACGCCGCAATAGGGGCAGTAGGGGCTTTGGCCGGAGGTGCTGTACTTAATGGTACAGGATACTCTGGCCCGAGAACACAGACTGGTTCTTATTTCGGCGAATACCTACGTGATTATACTCACGCAAGCAAAATCTTTAGGACTAATTCTTATCAGAATGCTCCTAAATTCAAGTATCTATTTCACACATATTTTAAAATTAATGCGGCTGCTATGCAGTTTTTTAATGGTGGTCGTAGTGGTACTAATGTGTTACCTACTAGTGACTATGGCGTTTTAGTTAAAGATATAAAACTTCCAACTTTTAGTATTAATACAACTCAACTCAATCAGTACAACAGAAAAAGAATTGTACAAACAAAAATTAGATATGAACCTGTTGAAGTAAGTTTTCACGATGACAACGGTGATACTATTAATGGTATGTGGCAATCATATTATCAATACTACTATCAAGATAGTTTAAATGTAAACGCACAGTTCAACGGATCTAGAGGCGGTAACGCCGGAGCGATTAATTATAATAATAGAAATATTTATCAGTTCGATATATCAGGTGACAATGGTTGGGGGTATGACGGTACGTATCCTAGTGGCACTAATGTTAAAGTACCTTTCTTTGATAGTATAACTGTATTTGGATTTAATCAACATAATTTTACTGCCTACACATTTATTAATCCCATGATTACTAGTTTTTCTCATGATAGTTATAACTACAATGAAACTAATGGTATCATGCAAAACAAAATGACATTTGATTACGAAACAGTAACGTATGATTATGGTCATTTAGATGGCAAAGATCCTAGCAACATCGTTACTGGATTTGGAGATCCTGCAACATATGATAGAACCCCAAGTCCTATTATGGCAGCAGGTGGAAATGGTTATGCATTGGGACAAGGTGGCTTAGTTCCGGCAGCAGGTGGTGCATTGACACAAGGCACACCTAATCTATATCAAAATACAATTAATGCGCAAGGGGTTGCTTATGGCAATCAATATGCATCACCTAACCCTGCTCCAGCATCAGCAATTAATGCAGGGTTACCAAATGCTCTGTTAAATGCTACCGCTGGCTCACGAAACAATCAATTTGTTTTTAGTGGTGTTGGACAATCTCCTGGACCGTTGAATACTGCAAACTTCCCAGTTACTGGTGGCGCCATTGGACCAATACCAATCACAAACGAACCTGTAGCAGGTCAACAATACAATGGCGCAAATTTAGTTCCAGGCTATACTAATACTAATTAAGAATAATAATCATATTATTGTTGAATAAATAGTATTATGGCTAATACAAATATCACATCTGAAAGAGATCATATCTCACAAACTGTAAGAATTTTTGATAATTTTTACAGTACCACATTGCACGTTAACGGTGGAGAGTATGACTTGGTATTTTCATACTTTAAGGGCGTTAGCGATAATAATACTATTGCGGCAAACTTTACTGCATTATTCTTTTCTATTGCTCAACAAGCCAACATCCCTGTACAACAATTACTTGAAGCAGTTCAGGGTTCAAACAATACATTACAAGCCAGCAATGCATTATGCTATTATCTGAACACATTTAGAAGCAAAGCCTCGTTGTATGGTACCGGTAATATCCCTGTACCCAATCAAGCAGTTCAAAGAAATGTAGTGTTATGATATGGCTAGATTTGCACAAGGTCAATTTACTCCCACTCAACCACAAAAATACATAGGCAAACATAAGCCTAGATATCGTTCAGGTTGGGAACTAACATTCATGACTTTCTGTGATACACATAAAAATGTATTATATTGGGCTAGTGAATCTATGATTATTCCTTATATTCATCCCTTTACAGGCAAAAAAACTAATTATATTCCTGATTTCTTTGTAGTATATGAAAACAAGTTTGGTAAAAAGATAGCAGAAGTTGTAGAAATAAAACCTAAAAAACAAAGTCTTATTGAAAGCAAAGTAGCAAACGCCAAGGACAGAATGATAGTTGCTATTAATCATGCTAAGTGGAAAGCGGCTATGGCCTATTGTCAAAGCCAAGGATTTACATTTAGAGTTATTACAGAGGACGATCTTTTTAGAAATGGTACACGAAAGTAACTAAATACTTTCTATGATATATCTTTATAAAAAGACTCACAATAAAACCGGATTACAATATCTAGGTAAAACTTTATCAAAAGATCCGTACAAATATCTTGGGTCCGGCACATATTGGACCAATCATCTAAAAGTACACGGGAATGATGTAACTACTGAAATTATTAAAGAATGCCAATCTGAAGAAGAATTGATTCATTGGGGATTGCATTATAGTAAGTTGTGGAATGTAGTTGAAAGTGATAAATGGGCTAACTTAACAGAGGAAGCTGGCCCCGGTGGTGCATGGTCAACTGAATCTAGAAAAAAATTAAGTAATTCTAGAAAAGAAATATTAGCAAAAATGACCCCAGAAGAGGTATCAAACTTTGTAAAAAATTCTTGCAGTTCAGAAGCTAGTTGGACTCCTGAAAGAATTGAAAAAATGAAATTAGGAATGACAGGAAAAAAGAAAACCAAAACGCCAGCTTTAATCCTAGCAGAAGAACAGCGCAGAATTCGTATTCAAAGTGATCCATTAAAATGCGGTGATGCTAATCGTGGTAAATCATGGAAATTAGTCAACGGTAAACGTACATGGTTTACTAAGGAGAATTAAAATTACAAAAAAGTTAGAAGAATTATTTGAGCTTCCTGAAGATGTTATAAGCACTTTGGCGAAGCCTACCCCCGAATTTGCACAAGAAATTACTACAGAAGCACTTAGTAATCTAGAAAAAATTGAAACAGCATTACCCCAAGTCAGAGGACTAGAAGCCGCTGATACTGAAATGGATGAACTAGCCAACCTAGCAACAAGCAGTTATAAAGATTTAATGGATTTAGGTATGCAAGTAGATAGTAGATTTAGTAGCGAAATCTTTGGTGTTGCTAGTAATCTATTAGGACACGCAATCACAGCAAAAACTGCCAAACTAAATAAAAAATTAAAGATGATTGATTTGCAACTAAAGAAAGCCGCATTGGATCAACGTCAGGCAGCTAAATCAGAAGAAATAGAAAACACCCCGTTAGGTGAAGGCAAGTCTTTGGATCGCAACGAACTGCTTAGAGTTCTCAGCGCAAAAACTGAGACTAAATGATAAATATATTATACGGGAATTAAATTATGAAGAGCCTCAAACAATATATCGTTGAAAGTGTACATACATATGATTACACTATTAAGATCGCTGGTGAAGTGGATAAAAACTGGTTGGAAATGTTCAAACATAATCTAAACAAGTTTGATCCTGTAGAAATCTCAGCGCCAACAAGCACGCCCATTCAGAAGGATCCATATGGATTCCCTGATCTTCACAATGAATCAATTACTATTCTTAAGTGCAAATTCCGTTATCCTGCAACAGAGCCAATGATTCAACAAATGGCACAGTTGTTAGGATACAACTTGAATATGGTACGAGTTATTGGTTCTGCATATGATGACAGTATCAATGGCGAAGCAGAACAATATGCTAATCAAATGAAAAATAGCCCTGTGCTAACTCATGAAGAAGAAACAGAAGCAGGCGCAAAGGCTGCAAGTAAAGCATATGCTGGTTCATACTTAGACAGTATCAAGGATCAAGCAAAAGATTCAAATATTGAATATCAATACGATGGAAAGAAAACTCCAAACGCATTTGACCCATTCAAACCATACTTAGACGATAAACGATTAGGTGACATGAGTCCCATGACTAAAATTAAAATGCCACCTAAACCAAAGACTGGTGCAATGGTTTAATTAATTAAGGACGACACATTATGAATTTCAAAGACATGTTAGAAAAGATCAGCCAGTTATCAGAGGCTACAAAAGAGACTGGTAAAGGTCGTATTCACACTGCTGAGCCAGGTGGTTATGGTCGTAAAGATGATGAAGATGAAGAGGGCAAAAAAGTCAAACAAGATACAGCACCTCGTGGTCGTGGTCGTCCTAAGAAAAATGCTGATGCTGAAACAGGTGAAGAAAAGAAATATGATTTCTCAGCATTTGGTGTTAAGCATGGTAAAGATGTTAAATTACCTGCATATGACAAAAGCAAAACTAAAAAGCACACACTAAAAGACTGGTTTGAGCAGTTAGATAAAGAACTTATCAACGAAACACCTACTCCAGTTCCAGTAATGCAACAAGGTAGTAACAAAGCAACTACTACAGGTATGATCACAGTAAATGATCAAAGCCCTGCAGGTAAGGCTTTAAATGACACTATCAATAACTTAGCACAACAAAAGAAACTTTCAGTTGTTACTCCACAAGGTCAACAACAAACACAACAACCTCAACAAGGTCAACAAACTCAACAAGGTACAACACAACCTATGTCTGAAGAAGAGTTGGATGAAAAAGATATAGGCAAACATAACAATGCTACAACAGGCTTTGATGCATTGGTTCGTAAACTAACACCTAAGTATGGTGTAGAGGCAGCAAAACGCATCGCAGGTTCGCAATTGAAGAAAATCAAAGAGGCAGATATTGCTTCAACTCAAGGTATTGACACAGAAGGCGCAAACTTAGGCGCCGTCCGTAATCCTAACGCTTTTGAAAGCAAAATGAAAACAATGCATAAGACACGTATAGACGAAGGTATGATGGATAAGATCAAATCAATTTTACCTAGAGTAATGAAGTTTTTACCTGTACAAGAGATTGCAACTAAAGTAAAACAAATTACAGGTGGTGATTTTACTCCTAGCAGAGAAAATGCATTGAAAGTGGCACAAGCATTTGGCTTTGATAAAATGGGTAAACAAGCGCCAGCACAAGCCGCAGTCAACGAAGGTTTAGCAGGCAACTGGCAAGGTAAATTGCTTCAACTATTACACGTAGTAGGTCTTGGCGCAGGCGCCGCACAAGCAATTGGTGGTTCTGCACTAACTGGTATGGCAGGTTTTGGTGGCGGTGGTGAACTTTTAATCATGGTTGGAACAATATTGTTAATGTTGACTGAAACATTCTGGGGTAATAATCGTGGTCAAATAGGTGCTATGGGTAAACCTACAAATGAAGGCAAAAAAGCTAAGCCAGATTATATTGACTTAGACAAAGATGGCGACAAAAAAGAATCAATGAAAAAAGCTGCCGCTGATAAAAAGAAAAAAGCAGTTAAAGAAAGTGCTAATCACAAAGTCATGGCAGCAAGACTAGAAGGTAAAGCACATGGATTAAAAGGTCATCCACATTGTGGTAAGAACTATGAAGATATGGACGAGTGCATGGCTTATCATCAAGGCTACAAAGAAGGCCTAGATGAGTGTTATGGCATGAGTAGTGCAGGTATGATGGAAACAGAAGGCATGCAACCAGCGGCAACAACTCCAGGAATGGCAAGTCAAGCAATGGCAGGTGGTATGACTGAAGATCACGATTCAAGCGAAGCCGCTAAGAGTGCAGTTATCAATCGTATCATTAGACAACATCCTAATTTGTTAGCAAAACATGGCCCAGAAAAAGTCATGGCAGCAGTTGAAAATTGCTGTGGTCACTTAAGTGGCTTAGACGAAATTGGTACAAGTGACGTAAGTGCTTGGGTTCGTAACGTAATGAACGAATTAAATGGTGTTGAAGAAGGTAATGCATTTACTGGTGCACTTGCTAAAACACCTAAAGGTGGCAAGTTTACGGTAGGTGGAAAAACATTTACCGATACAAGTAATCATGACAGCAAGATTGATGAATATGCATTTGAAGCATGGGATAAAGAGTTAAACAATTTGTTAAACGAAAGCAAATCTAAAATTAACGAAGGTCTAACAGTTTCAGTAAGCAAAGGCCAAGAAGGTAGTCCTGATTCAGTAAGTATCAATGCTAGTGACAGCGAAGCAGACCAAGTTCTTGCTTTCATTAAACAAGCTGGTTTAGGTATCTTTGGTGACGAAGAAGGTCACGGTGAACAACTACCAGCAACAATTCCTGGCGAAACTTCAGTAGAAATTGAACCAGCAATGCCAAAAATTGACGTTGTTGATGACCATGAAGGTATGATGGCATTGATGAAAAAAATGTCAGGTGGCGATGATCACAGTCATTCACATGATGCAGAAGACTATGCTGACGAAGAAAGCACTGATGAAGAAGCATGTAACGAATGCGGTATGGCTTATGAATCTTGCGGTTGCGATCACGGCGATAAAGAAGTTGTTGATGAAGTTGAATCAGAAGATCAAATGGCATACGAAGTTGCAGAAGATAATCCACCAGACAATGGTTCAGCAAACTCAATGAATGCAACTAAAGGTAATAATGCTGCTAACACATCACTGGCAATCGCAGACAAAAAAGGTCCTCTTGAAGAAGAGAACATGGAAGAAAGCGAAGTTTGCCCAACATGCCATAAAGACCCATGCGAATGCGGTGACGAAGAAGAAGCAGTAGAAGAATCTTTTGCTTTTGAAAGTCTTTACAAGAAATTAGCAATGATTGAAGGTAAAGAATCAACTGCTGAGAAAGACGACAAAGCTGAAAAGGCTGCTAAAAAAGTTGCCAAAGATATCGAATATGACGAAGGTCATAAAGGTAAAGATGACAACAAGGCAGAACGTGCAGGCAAAAAAGTCAAAAAAGAAATTGAATACGATGATAAAAAAGACAAGAAACTTGATGAATGGGCAAATGATGCAGGTCCTGGTAAGTCAGTATCAGATACTACTTTTGAACAAGATATTGACTTTATGACTAAAGTTATTGCTGGTGGATTGAATAAACAAAAATCTACTGGTCAAACAACAATTCCAGTTGTTGCAAGTCAATTGAATCGCCAAATCAGCGAATCAAAAGATTCTATCAATGATTGGAAAAAGTTAGCAGGTCTTAAATAAAATCGCAAATTAAATCAAATACCCGGCAATAGTCGGGTATTTTTTTGGTTGGGAGTGTTTATACTGAAAACGATAAATACAACATAAGGTAATTAGATATGTCACAACAGAATATTGACTTTGGTTCATTCCCCAACGATCCTAGCGCAGATGCTATTAGAACTGCCTTCCAAAAGGTACAAGATAACTTCACACAACTTTTTACTGGTCTTGAACAACAAGCTGTATTAAGTGTTAATCAAACTCCGGGTGCAGGTATCAGCGTTAACGCCCCTACAGGGAATGTAGTCGTATCTGCTAATATTGCATGTGTACAAATCTCAACAACTACCCTTAGTGTAGGAACAGGATCAAATAATTCTTCAAATGCGGGTGGTACTGCTGTTATTACCAGTTCTAGCCAAGTTGCTATCGTTGATCTCCCTGCTAACATTGCCGGTGTAAATAATATTAGTATTTCAGGTACATTAACTGCTAATAGTATCGTATCAAATAGTTCTGTAAGTTTTCCTAGTTTATCATTATCAGGTAATTTAGTTGCCAATACGGTTACTTCAAACACTACGTTAACTGTTACTGGTAATGCCAACGTTGGTAACATCGGTGCAAGCACGGGTGTATTCTCAAGTAACATAGCAGTAACGACTAATGTAACTGCTGGCAATGTTTATGCAAATTCAGGCTCTATCAAAGCACAAACATTTATTGGTGAAGGTGGAAACATCAGTAACATTCAAGGGTTAAATGTCTCAGGCGCAGTTGGTCTTGCAACATATGCAGGAACAGCAAACGCAGTAGCAGGGGCCAATGTAAGTGGTACCGTAGCCAATGCAACATATGCGGTTACCGCAGGAACAGCAAACGCAGTAGCAGGCGCTAACGTAAGCGGTCAAGTTAATTATGCTAATGTAGCAAATCACGTTGCTGGTTCCAACGTAAGTGGTACTGTATCAAGTGCCACAACTGCTACAACAGCAGGTACAGTAACAACCAATGCACAGCCAAATATTACAAGTGTAGGTACATTAACATCATTAGCAGTAACAGGTAATATTTCTGCTGGTAATGCTAACTTAGGTAATGCTGTTACAGCAAATTATTTTATCGGTAGTGGCAACAATTTAAGTAACATTCAAGCCGCTAACATTACAGGCACCGTAGCAAACGCAACGTATGCTGTTACAGCCGGAACTGCTAATGCAGTTGCTGGTGCTAATGTCACTGGTACTGTTGCTAACGCAAACTACGCGGCATTTTCAAACGTAGCCGCCGTAGCAAATAGCGTAGCCGCCGCAAATATCACAGGTACAATCAATTTTGCAACATACGCAGGAACAGCAAATGCAGTAGCAGGTGCTAATGTCAGTGGTGCAGTAGCATACGCAACAACAGCTAACTCAGTAGCTGGTGCTAACGTAACAGGTCAAGTAAGTTTTGCAGGAACTGCAAATGCAGTTGCTGGTGCTAATGTATCAGGTATCGTAGCCAATGCAAATTATGCCGCATATTCGGGTGTAGCAGGATCAGCAAATAGTGTTACTGGTTCTAACGTAAGTGGACAAGTAGGTAATGCATTGATTGCAGGTACGGTGTATACAAACGCACAACCAAATATCACAAGTGTTGGAACATTATCAAATCTAGTTGTATCAAGTAGTGGTAATATTAGTGCAGGTAACATTATAGCCAATACAGTATTTGTTGGTAATGGTGCAGGATTAACAAACTTAGCAGGTGCTAATGTAACTGGACAAGTTAATTATGCTAACGTAGCAAATAATGTAGCTGGTGCAAACGTAAGTGGTGCTGTCGCTTATGCAACAACTGCGAACTCAGTAGCAGGTGCTAACGTAACAGGACAAGTAAATTTTGCTAATGTAGCTAATCATGTGGCAGGTGGTAACGTAAGCGGTACTGTAGCAAATGCTACTAATTCTACGTATGCCAGAATAATTAGTAATAATACATCAAATAATGTAAGTCTTGTCGGTATAGATCCAAATAATGCATCCGGTGGATACAATTCATTGCTTGTGGGTTCAGGTTCAGGTTTACCGAATATGGATTTAACAACTAATACTCTTTATGTCGGTGCCCTACAACTTGGATATCCAGGATATTATGGAGCAGGATATATCTATGCAAACGCTTATAATTTAAGTTATATACCCGGGGCCAACGTATTCGGTACAGTTCCAAATGCTAACACCGCAAATGTTGCTTTTGCAGTGGCAGGTGGAAATGTAACAAGTCCGGTAAATAACGCAGTGGTATCAGGAACGGTGTATACTAATGCACAACCCAATATCACTAGTGTAGGCACATTAACATCATTGACCGTTACTGGTAATACAATATCAGGTAACGTTTATTCTAACTCAGGTATAGTAAAAGGTGAATACTTATACGGTGATGGTAGTAACATTACCAACATCTCTGTTGCAGCCGGTTCTTACATCTTAAACGGTACAAGCAAAGCGTCATTAGATACCAATGGTAATTTCAACGTTAACGTGGCTGGTACAGGAAATGTATTACAAGTTACAAGTAGTAATGTTATTGCTAACACATTTGTTGGTAATTTGATTGGCACAGTAAACACAGCAAGTCAACCAAATATCACAAGTCTTGGAACATTAACAGGATTAAATGTTAATGGTGTTAGTAACCTAGGACCAGTTGGTAACGTAATCATCACCGGTGGTAGTAGTGGTTATTTCTTAGTAACAAATGGTTCAGGAAATCTAAGTTGGATCAATGCAACATCACTAACAACAGCGCCTGGTTCAAATACACAGGTATTATTTAATGATTCAGGTAGTTTTGCGGCTCAAGCGGGACTTACATTCAACAAAACCAGTAATCTATTGACTGTATCGGGGAATGTTTCAGCAGCTAACGTTGCGGGTGGCAATCTAGTTACTGCTAATTATTTTACTGGTACATTAACAACAAATGCGCAGCCTAATATTACAAGTGTTGGTACATTAACAAGTTTAATTGTTACTGGCAATATCAATGCAGGTAATATCTCGGGTGGTAATTTAGTAAGCGCAAATTATTTTGCAGGTAGCGGAGCAAACTTAACAGCATTGCCGGGTGCAAACGTAACAGGTACTGTTGCGAATGCGGCTTTTGCTACTAATGCTGTCGGTATACAAACTAATACATCAAGTGCAACATCAGTATATCCTACATTTGTAACATCAGCATCAAATGGTAATTCACAAAACTATGTAAACTCAAGTATTAGTGGTAATTTAGCAAATGGTTCATTGACTGCTACTACATTTGTAGGTGCACTAAGTGGCGCCGCAACTACAGCAGGCACAGTAACAACTAATGCACAGCCCAATATTACAAGTGTTGGTACACTAACAAGTTTAATTGTACAGGGTAACATCAATGCTGCCAACGTATCAGGTGGTAATGCAGTAAGTGCAAACTATTTTATTGGTAGTGGTAATAATTTAAGTAATATCCAAGCTAGTAATATATCAGGTACAGTGGCTAATGCAACTTATGCTGTAACAGCAGGTACTGCAAACTCAGTAGCCGGAGCCAATGTTACTGGTGCTGTTGCTTATGCAACTACGGCTAATGCAGTTGCTGGAGCTAACGTAAGTGGTGCAGTCGCATATGCAACAACAGCAAACTCAGTAGCTGGTTCAAATGTTACCGGTGCAGTTGGTCTTGCTACATATGCAACTACTGCTAATGCAGTTGCAGGTGCTAACGTAAGTGGTGCAGTTGCATACGCAACGACTGCAAACTCAGTTGCCGGAGCCAACGTTACGGGTGCTGTTGCTTATGCAACTACTGCTAACTCAGTAGCGGGCGCTAATGTAAGTGGTGCAGTAAATCTTGCTACATATGCAACTACTGCGAATGCAGTGGCAGGAGCCAATGTAAGTGGTCAAGTAAATTTTGCCGCAACCGCTAACTCAGTAGCCGGTGCTAATGTATCAGGTACAGTAGCAAGTGCAAATAACTCAGCATATTTGGGTGGTACTGCGGCAGCAAGTTATCTATTGACAAATGGCACAGGTAGTGGATTAACAGCAATCACAGGGGCAAACGTAACAGGTGCTGTTGCTTATGCCACAACTGCTAACTCGGTAGCCGGAGCTAACGTGTCAGGAACGGTAGCAACAGCAAATAATGCGTTGTATTTAGGTGGTACCGCAGCAGCAGGTTATTTACAAACAACTGCTACAATCAATGCGGCTAACGTAAGTGGAACATTCTCTTCTGTATCAGCAAGTGGTAACATTAGTGGTGCTAATTTAGTAGCCACTTCATATCATATTCGTTCAATTGGTACATCAATATCAGCCGCAGGATCAACACAGGGTACTGCAACAGCATTAACTAAAGAAATTAACGTTGTAAGTACAGTAGCATCAGGTGCGAACGGCGTTCAATTACCCGCAGTTGCCGGAGCTGTAATTTATATTACAAATACAAGTGCTAACACATTAAACGTGTACCCTGGATCAGGTGGTGCAATTAATAGTTTATCAACAAATGCCGCATTTACTATGCCAGGCAACGGTGCAACATTACAGTTTATTGCACCTACTACAACTCAGTGGTACACAGTAAGCGCAACTTACTCATAATAAAAGGAATATAACAATGATCACACTAGATTTACTATCTCAAGTTTTCCCTAAATCACACCATGATGTGTTAGAAAAATATTTAGAACCATTAAACACAGTAGCACAATACTATGATATGTTTGATAATATTCATAGAGTAGCAGGTTTTGTTGCACAAACAGGACATGAGTCAGGTGGTTTTAATTTTATCAAAGAAAATCTAAACTATAGTGACAAAGGTTTAATGACCACTTTTCACAAGTATTTTCCAGATCAAGAAACCGCAAGTCAATATGCAAGACAACCTGAAAGAATTGCCAATCGTGTTTATGCAAATCGCATGGGAAATGGAGATGAAGACAGTGGTGATGGATATCGTTTCTGTGGTCGTGGATTAATTCAATTGACAGGTCGTATTAACTATACAAAATTTGCACAAGCATTGGGTTTGGGAATTGAAGAAACAGTTGCATATATGGAAACACCTGAAGGTGCTACAGCAAGTGCAGGATGGTTTTGGGACAATAATAACTTGAATCAATATTGTGACAGTGGTGATTTTGTTATGTTAACAAAACGTATCAATGGTGGAACAATTGGCATTGAAGAAAGACAACGTAACTATCAATTAGTATTACAAGCATTGCAAGGATAATAATGGCACAACCAATTTGGATTACACCTGCCGGGACTATAGGAACATATCCTAGTCAGGTTCCTTTTACTGCAACATTAATTGCTAATGCAGTATTACCAGCATCATCAATAAACTACACATTATTAAGCGGTAGTTTACCCCCAGGTGTAACATTGACATCTAATGATGGTATAGGCTTATTATCAGGATCACCGGGATTAGTAACCAATTCTACTACATATACATTTGCTATTAGGGCAACAGATAATTTAGGAAATATCAGAGACAGAACATTTAGTTTAACAACTAGTGGTGCAGCCCTTCCCCAGTTTACTACACCAACTGGCACAATACTAAGCACATATGATAGCACCTGGGTAAGTTTGCCTATACAGTATACAAATCCTATAGCAACTAATGAAGTTATTATCAGAGTTATTCAAGGTCAACTACCTCCGGGATTAGAAATTAATAATAACGGATTGATCAGAGGATACGCAGAGCCTCCTATATCTAGTGTTAATTTGCCATTGGTAGTAACATCAGGTGTAGCAACAACACAAACTTCAAACACAATATCATGTTTGAGTACAACAGGATTTAGTGTTGGTAGACCTGTAAACTTCACAGGAACTGTTTTTGGTGGCATTACTGCAGGACAACAATACTATATAAACTCAATTATTGATGCTACTACATTTACTATTTCTACAACAATAGGTGGACCAATTTATACATTAAGCAATGCAGCAGGTTATATGACCATTACATTACCAAACGTTTCTGTAGGTCAACCAACAATCGAAACATACGCATTTACACTTAAATTGAGTAGTAGTTTAGGTAATGATTTGCAATCATATAGTATAACTGTTATCAATCAAAACACCCCTATTAGTCAAGGTGGTCCTGGACTGCCTTCGAATACTAGAATACCTACCATATACAACACTAGACCATCAACATATAATATAACACCTGACACAGTTGACTATGGGTATTTTGTACTACCACCTGGCTCATTGGTTACAGGTGCAACATATAGCCCAACAGTAAATGCTAACATTGGAACTGTCAATAGTAATACATTCTTTGCCTTTAAGGTAATAGGTCATGATTTTGATGGTACTGGATTAACATACAACTATGCTAATTTACCGTTAGGATTAGTAGGTGATAGAAACACAGGATGGATAACAGGTACCCCTGTAATTTCACCTGATAGTATTTCGCAATTTAGTTTTAGTGTTCAAGTATATAAATCAATAAACCCAACTATCTTTACCCCATTCTTTAACTTCTCATTTGTAGTAGAAAATGCAATCAATGGTGATATTACATGGGTAACACCTAATGATTTAGGACAAATTTATAATGGTAGTACTAGTATATTAAGTGTACTAGCACAATCAGATGTTGCATTAGAATATAGATTGGTAAGTGGCACACTACCACCTAACTTATTATTATTACCGAGCGGAGAGTTATCAGGTGTAGTTGCATTTCAACCAACTGATGCAATATTAACTGCAGGAAATACTACTCAATTTACTTTTAGTGTAGAAGCATATAGTCCACTATTTCCAGTAGTACAAAGCACACAAACGTTTACAGTAGAAGTATATCAAGAATATCAGCAACCAACTGATACTCTTTATATTGCATGTAACCCTAGTTTAAGTGATAGAAATCTACTTAATACTTTACTAACTAATACAACATTGATTCCACCTGAATATCTGTATCGTGCAGATGATCCTTATTTTGGATTAGCAACAAGTGTTGTCTATGAACATGCCTATGGTATTAATGCCAGTGACTTTGAACAATATGTAGCCGCAGTTACACAAAATCATTATTGGAGAAATATCACTTTAGGCGCCATCAAAGTTGCCCAAGCTATTGATGAAACAACAGGTGATGTTATATACGAAGTAGTGTATAGTGAAGTTGTTGATAACTTATTAAATTTGGGTGAACAATATCCTAATACTGCAAATATCTATGGAGCAAGTGTACCGCAATCAATATATTGGCCAACATTTATTCCATTAGATTTGGGTCCCTGGTATGTTAGTGAAACTAATATCTTTACTAGTTATGAAATTAGCCCATCAGGTCAACAATTCTATACAAGTTTGACTCCGGGTGATGCTAGAACACTATATCCAAATAGTTTACCTAATATGCGTAACAGAGTTGGACAAGTATTAGGGCAAGTGTATGACAGCAAGTTGTTACCATTATGGATGACCAGTCAACAAGTTAACGGTAGCACACTAGGATATACTCCTGCTTGGGTTATCTGTTATACGCAGCCGGGCACGGTTACATTGCCTGAACCAATCACGCTTCCCGATGGTTCTGTGACAGATATAGTAACGTATGCACAATACATACAATACCAGATTAACAATAACTGGTTGAATCCAATTGGACAAAAACAATCACTCAACTCTATTAATTTTAAAATTGATAGATTTACAGTCAACAAGAGTATTACGTACAATTATGACAATAATTCTAGCCCACCTGCTTGGACTGGTTTGCCGAGTGCAACTCCTACTCCAGACCCATTAGACAGTCAAGATTTCTATGTGTTGTTCCCTAGAAAAACTATTTTGCCTGATCAAACGCAATACTAAATACAATACGGAATAGATAAATTATGACAAGCCAAATCAACACAAACGGAATTAATGTAAATTACCCTGTACCCGGACAGAATAACAGTAGTCAAGGGTTCAGAGATAACTTTGCTCAAATTGCCAATGATTTAAATATCGCAGCAACCGAGATTACAGATTTACAAAACAATGCAGTATTAAAGGCTGCACTAGCCAACTCCGTATTAAACAACGATATGGCTAATACATTGATTAGTAACGCTAGTACCAGAAGTTTCAGAGCAACTACTTACAATTTAGGCAATAGTTTAGCAGGAACTGTACTAGTCAATGTTGCTAGTGGTGATGTTCAGTACGGTAGTGTTACAGGTAATGTCACATTACAATTTGGAGGATGGGCTCCTACTAACACACAAAGTAATGTCCAATTACGTTTGACATTTGCAAATGCTAACGCAACAGTAGCATTACCAAATGCAGCAGTATCAAGCAACAACAATTTTGGTGTAACATTATTAGAAAATATTTCATATATCGGTAATGTTGCATACATTTCACCTCCTGCAAATACGCAAGTATTAACATATATGCTTTCATCACTGGATTGTGGTAACACAATTACAGTTACACCAATCAACAGACCATTTGAATCTACACAAATTCAATCACGCACGATTATCCCAACTGGAGTTGCAGGTGATCAAAATGGTGCAGTTGCAGTGGGTCCAGGTTACAATCAATTAAACATTGTTTCTACTAACTCAACCGGTAATGTATTTGCTACTAGTTCACAAGATAATACTTCACAATTGTTTACTGATTTGCCTGTAGTGTTTACTGGTGTAACAATTGATAGTAACGTAACTATTGGTACTACCTATTATGTTAGAAACGTAGTAAGTAGCAACACATTTACTGTATCATCAACCGTTGGTGGTAGTAATTTGGCACTAGCAGGTGGTAGTGGTAATATGTATGCTAATCCTGTTAATTATGTTTATGTGGCAACTGGTTCATATGATGCAAGTGAAACTGTAGTTTATACTCCAGGTGTTAGTGCCATGTATACTACAGGTAACATCACTATCAACCCAACTAATAGTTTAGTCGTAAATGCACCAATCATCTTTACTGGTAATGTTGACACCGCAAATACAGGTATTGTTGCAGGTAATGCATACTATGTTAAATCTATTAGTGCATCAACAGGTACAGCAAACATCACAATAAGTCAATCAAGAACTAATGGTGTTGCAGGTACGCAAACTGTTATCAAAGCAAATAGCACATCATTAACAGCAAATGCACAAGTATATGTCGGTGACGATATGTGGCGCCGAATCGAAGTTAAACCATGGTAATATAAATGGAACATCCCTTCATCAACGACCTTTCAGAACAAACTATGGAAGAGTTACAAGATAAAATTACGGATTTAAATAAAAAATTAAATTTTGCTTATAAAACAGGCAACAGTGCATTGATACATCAAATACAAATGGTTATTGAAAGTTACAAAAACCAGCATAGAAAAAAGATGGATGAATTATTTGAAAAGCAAAAACTAAACAACCAAATCAACATTCAATCATAATGAGTACAAGAATCGAAAAAGACTTTTATTTTCAAACAGCAGTTCATTTTGAAGGAAATTTTTACATAAATTCATTTGAACTAACACTTAGTATGTTGGTTGAAACCGAATCTATTAGAGAACAAAATGTTGCTATGGATAGAGCAACATATTTCTTAATGGAAATGCTACAAAACTCTATTTTAGTATACACACATGATGTTGATGCTATCACCAAATACAAGGCAGCAGGTATAAAGGTTTGTGAAATCCCTGAAGAACCATATGACCAAATAGTTGCAATGGTGCTATTGCTTAAACTAAATGCAATTATGGAAAACAGACTGCAAATCACTGATTTGGTTCTTACTTCAAGTTTAAGTGAAGGTATTAGATATAATACTGTATCCGAAGTTGCAGAAAGTATCATACCCGGAAATCAAAGTCATTGGTGGCGCAAACCCACAATATGCTTGTCTAATGAAGAATGCACTGCATCTCCTGACAATGTAGTTAAATTATTTGACGACAGAGATTGGAACGAACTTGGACTATCTTGGAAAGAAAAGACCAAAAAGGGTAAAAAGTGATTTGACAATCACATACATTTCTGTTATCATATGTGAATGATTACAGATAAATTTAGTCAACAAATTTACACAGAGCAAGACCTCTGTGACCTGTATCTAACTAATACCGAAACACAATTAAAAAACGTTTTGGTAGACAATGATATTAGTTTTGACCCAGAACTAAGTCTAAATAATCTCCCCGAACTTGTAAAGTACACACTATCAGACGAATCATTAGAAGAGTTTGATGAGCGTTGTAGAAGTAACTGGTACATGCCAGACAGTTACAAGAATATGGACATTGCAAAATTCATATTAGACCAATGTAGTAATGAAGCAGAACTACAACGGGCAGGTGAAGAGTTGCTTTTATATCAAGAACGTGATATGTTTGTATTGCTCAAGTATCTTAAATACCTTGTAGATACTATGCGTGAGAACAATATCGTTTGGGGAGTGGGCCGGGGTAGTAGTGTAAGCAGTTTTGTATTATTTCTGTTACAGGTACACAGAATAAATAGTCTACACTATGATTTATCAATCACAGAGTTCTTGAAATAGGAGAGAAAATATGGCAAAATACAGATCAGCAAAAGGTAAGATGATCGACATGAGTGCACTAGCAACTCAAAATGAGCGTGTTAAAGCAGTTGGTAACATGAAGGTTAACGCTAGGGGCGATATTATTGACGCTAGTGGCAATATTGTTATTCCAGTTAACAAGAAAGTTAGCGACAGATATGCAAAGACAGTTACAAATCGTGCAGCCAACATTGTTAAAAACAAACCACAGCCAATCAAAACTGCACCAAAACCAGAAATTGCAAAAATTGAGTTAACTAAAGAAGAAATTGATTTTATTAATGACGATGAAGACAATGAAGAAATTGAAGTCATCAAGGCAGAATCCATCAAAGAATCTAAAAAATAATTATGAGTTTAAGCATATTCAAATCAAAAGTTAAAAAAATTCATGCACTCCATGACGTTGTTATCGTAACTGACATGGAATTTGACGAACGAATCACTAATGGTGGAATCGTTCTGTTAAATGATGATATGAAGAGTAATGGTATCAGACCACGTTGGGCTAAAGTATATGCAATTGGGCCAAAGCAAAAAGATATTAAAGTAGGACAATATATTTATATAGCACACGGTCGCTGGACTCGAGGTATCACTATTGAAACTCCTGAAGGCGAGAAAGTTATCCGTAAAGTAGACAATAACGATATATTATTAGTAAGTGACGAATACGTAAAAGACGAAAATTATAAAGGTAAAGATTATTAATATGAAAAATCAGCTTTGGGTAGAAAAATACAGACCACAAACTGTAAGTGATTATGTTTTTGTAGACGAACATCAGAAAAAGCAAGTTGAGGGTTGGATCAAAAATGAATCAATCCCTCACTTGTTACTAAGTGGTGATCCGGGTACAGGTAAAACTACACTAGCCAAAGTTCTTATTCATGAACTTGGCATTGAAGAATATGATGTAATGGAAATCAATGCATCACGTGAAAATGGTGTTGAAATTGTTCGCACAAAAATCAACAGTTTTTCACAAACAATGCCCTTTGGTAAATTTAAAGTTATTTTATTAGACGAAGCCGATTATACATCAGCAGAGTTTCAGGCTGCATTGCGTAATGATATGGAAGCATACCATGAAACAGTACGCTTTATCTTAACTTGTAACTATCAACACAAGATCATTCCAGCATTGAAGTCACGATGCCATTCATTCCATATTGCTAAAACTGATATGAATGAGTTCACAGCACGTGCCGCAACAGTGTTGGTAACAGAAGGTGTTGAATTTGATTTGGATGTGCTTGACACCTATGTTCGTGTAACTTACCCTGATCTTAGAAAATGCTTGAATCAACTTCAAGTTAATTCTACGTCAGGTGTATTAGTAGCACCTCATAAAGAAGGTCAAAGTGAAGACGAATTGTTATTGACTGCAACTGACTTGTTTAAGGCAGGCAAGATTATTGAAGGTCGTCAACAATTAATGCAATACATTGCATTGTATCCTACACGTATTGAAGATACATACAAGTGGATGTATGATAACTTAGACTTGTGGGGCACTAGTAATGAAAAGCGTGATATGAGTATTGTGATTATTCGCAATGGTCTAGCACAACTTCCGTTAGTAGGCATCCCTGAGATTAGTTTGGCAGCAACATTGGTGGAGTTAACATCATGAGATATATGCTAATTACTTTTTATCGTAAACCCGGTGGGCAAATTGATGAACAAGTTAGCATTAGTAAACGTGTCAAAAATTCGGATTTGAATAGTGTGAATGTGATTATTGACTACGCGGAAAAGAAAATTCTAAAATGCGTGATTGAAGGTAAAGTTCATGATACAGATTTTGATCGTATGAATGACTACTATAAGAAAATTTATCCTAACTTAATTAAGCAACTTGAAAAAGAAGCACCGATTGAAGTGAAAGAAAAACAGAAATAATAAATGGGGCAAAAGCCCCATTTATTTTAAGAATACATATTAAGTACGTGTTCGATAATTTTATGTCTCCTAATATCACGTGTGTCAAATTCGCATGTTTGCATGCCAGGAACTTGATATTGCTCAATTCTACGTTTTAGATCAAGTAGGCCATTGTCAGGGGTTCTGCGGTCTGTTTGTTCCACGTCACCTGTAATAACAATTTTACTACCTTCACCAATTCTAGTCATCAGCATTTTGATCTGACTAGGCGTAGCATTTTGCGCCTCATCTAAAATGACCCAACTGTGTTTAAAGTTACGACCTCGGCAGAATGCTAAGGGTGTAATTTCAATCACCTGTTCATCTAACATATACTCGATTTCCTTTGTCGTGTAATACTCCTTAATAACGTCAAATAATGGTCTGACCCAAGGTTCCATTTTTGAATTCAAGTCACCGGGTAAGAACCCGTGCTTTTCATCATCAACTGCAACAGCAGGTCTTGTCAAGATAATTCTGTCACACTCCCCATTTCGCATTGCTTGCAGAGCAGCCAACATTGCTAGATAGGTTTTTCCAGTCCCCGCAGGTCCAGATACCATAACGATGTCAATTTCAGGGTCGGTTAATGCGATGATATATTTTTCCTGATTTATGCTCTTTGGCACTAGATCGATGGGTTTTCTTTGACGCTTTTGAGGCTGGGTCTGAGTGAAGTCAATTGTTTTAGATTCTTTCATATAAAATACTTGACTGTCATTTTCTTGATATTTTCTCTGTGAATAACGTGTGTCTTTCTGTCTGAGTTCGCTAGTTTTTCGTTTACTCAATGTATTACTCCTATTTGATACACTTCTGTGATGAGAGACAATTTTCTCTCAAAGATATTTAAGACCATGATATACAGTAAACAATGCAGAACATAAGGTCTACATATTAATGATAAATATTATGCTAACCCCGGTATTAATCAATCTTCTTACAATTGTTTCCGTGCCACCTAGAAAAATTACCGGTACCAACGCCATTCTTACCGCAAGTAGGACATGTCCATGGTTTAATAAAATTGTGAGTCTTATTTTCTAATCTTTTTTTATTAACTTTTCTTTGTTGTTCACCACCTAATAAATTATGAGTTCCTGCTTTAATTCGATCTGAAGATAAACTAGTACCATCTGATCTTTTCATTAAATGAAAGGTTCCATTTTTTATTAATTTATGCACTGGGTTTTTATTGCCCGTTAACGGATGTGTTCCGTTCTTTACTCTAGTTTCATTAATAGTAGAACCTAAAAATGGATGAGTACCGTTCTCTACACGCTTTAAGTTATTTTTTCTTGCAAGTTCTGACATTTCATTAGAAGATAATTTCATTGATTCTGCTAGTCTAAGACAAGCATACCAATCTTGTTGTGCATAATGAATATCGTAATGCTCTTGGACAGTTACTGCTTTTAAATTGTTTGGATGATTATTTGAACGATTTCCATCAATATGATGGATATCATATGTTCTTCCGTTATTCTCTTTTGGAATAGGACCTATATGATTTTCATAGATTTTACGGTACTTGTTAGTACCACAATAAATACACATGCTGATTGCTCCTTGAAAGCGTTAGAGTAGTTGGGGATTCCCGTCCCGTGAACTACACTTTTATTTAGTCCAACACTGATAAATAGATATATGACAACAGAAACTTTACCAGCAGACAAATTTTTTAATGACGTTGACTTTGTGAGCATTGTAGACACCATTCGTGGTGTTTATATGAGCGATGGTTCAATGTCCACACTATTAGACTTTGAACGTGTTTTAGACGAAGCCGACGTTTATGCATATAAAAATTGGTTGATTGGTGAGTTAGTGGACGGCCCCAAAATTGGCAGATACAATGCAAAATGTGTATTCATGTGGCCTTACAAATTAATGCCCGACCCAAGAGCCGCATTAAGATTGCTTAACGTTGGTTGTAAAGTAAAATTTGCTAAAACACGTATTGAAGTTCCCGTTGAAATCAAAGACTATGAAGATTTTGTACAGGGCACACGTTATCCAAAGATGAGTAAAAAACGTGTTTGGATGGTTGAAATTACAATCCCATTTGAGTTAATGGATGATATCAAAGAAGGTAGTATTGACCTTGCAGATCAAACTATTGACTTAGAAGAAATTCAAAATGCATACGATGAAGATTTAGATGCGCCAACAAAAGACGAAAATGAACAAGAAACACAGCAAGATGAAAATCAAATGGCTGATCAAAATTCATCAAGTCCCAATCAACTAGCACAAATGTAAGAGATAAAATATGACTATACTAAATGAAAGCCTTGACTATATGGACTTAGAAGGACAGATGTCTGACAGAGTTACCGTTGATGAATATGCGGCTAAAATGGGTAAGGATAGTGATATTGTTACATTGGCATTTAAAGTATATTCAGAACTAGCCGCAGAAGATTTGGTTACATGGTTCGAGCGTGGATATGAATGGGTATTAGATTCAAGTGTAAGCGATGGTGAATTGCGCCCAGGAGTATATCTAGTGTTCGTTGAAATGGATCGCCGTAGCAGAACACCTGAACGAATCATGACACTTCTTGAAGATTTAGAAACACTTACAGGTTTTAAGTTAAAAGACTGGACTGTAGAAATTGAGGGTGAAGATTATGATGCAGATGAAGAAACTATTCGTAGTCATATGATATTAAACCCCAATGAATACAAAATGGAAAAAGAAAAAGATGAAAAGCTAAACGAGTTCCGCACAATTGCAGGACTACGTACTAAGCCATTGTATGAAAATGACACATACATTAAAAATTTAAAAGCAATTGCAGGACTATAACATGGCTACAATTTTACCAACAACTAAAGCAACAACTGAGACTCCAATCGCAAAAAGTGATGATCACCATGATGCATTGGTAGCAGATTCAACTGTATCACAGTTTCCACAAGGGAGTTCATTCGGCAATGTACCCACACCAACAACCTCATCAACAAGTAGCGCAACAGCATTTGGCTCTGCGCCATCAACAGGATTCGGCTCAACCAGTGGCTTTGGTTCATCAACATCAAGTAGCTTTGGCGGAGGCGGCTTTGGAAGCTCATCTTCAACACCAGCGTTCGGTGGATCGTCAGGTGGGTTCGGTGGCGGCATGGGAAGCAACCAAATGGGAAGCACAGGCACAGCAAACATGAATATGAGTATGGGTAACCAACCCGTACTATCAGGTGCAGGCGCAAATGCCGCACAAGATGCAGATGTATTAGTTAAGAATACCAACGAAGACTGGATCAATAAAAAATGGCGTCCAGTTATGGGTTGGATGTACATGGTAGTTTGTATGTGTGACTTTGTAATGTTCCCCATTATGTGGAGTTTGTTACAAGCACTTAGTCATGGACAAGTTACAAGTCAATGGCAACCTGTTACATTACAAGGTGCTGGACTATTCCACGTAGCAATGGGTGCTGTTCTTGGTATTGCGGCTTATGGTCGTACACAAGAAAAACTAGGTGGTGCAGCAGGTACGTCAGGGTTCGGTAAATAAAAACTTGACAACAACAATCCGTTCTGTTAACATATAACAATGGATCATTACACTACGTTAGGCGTTCCCCGTAACGCCTCACAAGACGAGATTAAAAAAGCATATCGCAAGCAAGCGATGCAACACCATCCTGATCGTACAGGCGGTGACGATACTAAATTCAAAGAAATACAAGTAGCCTATGATACATTAGGTGACCCAAATAAAAGGGCACAATATGATAATCCTAGACCACAAATGCAACAATTTCCTGGTGGATTTGGATTTAATATGAATGGGTTTGACCTAAATGATTTATTTGGGCAAACATTTGGTCATCAATTTAATCAACAGCGAAATCAAACACCAACTTACCGTACTAGGCTTAACGTAAGTCTAATGGATGTGTACAAAGAAAACGAACATGTATTACAATTGAACACGCCAACTGGTTCAAAGGTAGTAAACGTTAAAATTCCACGTGGTACAAATTCGGGTGACCATGTTAGATATGATAAAATCATTGATAGTGGGCAATTAATTGTTGAATTCGTTATAAACCCTGATTTAAAATTTGAGCGCAGAAATGATGATTTATATGCCAATATGCCCGTTTCTGTATTAGATTTAATTGTGGGTAACATCATTCAGTTTGTTACCATTGGTGGCAAAACATTAGATGTTACAATTAGACCGGGCACCCAACCCCATATGCAATTACGCATTCAGGGTGAAGGTATGCCATCAAGAAATGGGGGATATGGTGACCAAATACTGTTGCTAAAACCTTACATACCTGATACAATACACAGTGAAGTAATAGAAGCTATTACCAAACATCAAAATAATTAACCAAAGGAACTATAAATTGCAACAATCTCCTGAAATTGAAAATATCATTGAACGTTCTATTCAATTTGCTAAGGATCGAAAACATGGATATGTCACGGTAGAGCATTTGTTACTTTCACTTGTAACACATCCTCCCTTTAAGAAATGTCTACAAAGTTTTACAGTAGATGTTGAACTAATGATTTCTGAGATTGAATCATATCTTAATGGACTACATGCTATTGAACTAAAAGTTCCAGGTACTCAACCAAAGAAAACAAACACAATCGAACGTGTTATCAATCGTAGTGTTACACAAGTATTGTTTACAGGTCGTGCTAAAGTTACAACCATTGACTTGTACTTGAGCATCGCAAGCGAAAACAATAGCCACGCACATTACTTCCTATTGAAGTACGGTGTTACACGCAACGAATTCTTGCAACACTGGCAAAAGACTTACAAGGGCGGTGACTATGCAGGTACACTAACTGATACTCAAGCCGACGAAATCCTTGAAGAGTATACCATTAATCTTACACAACTTGCACGTGAAGACAAACTAGAACCTGTTATTGGTCGTAGCAAAGAAATTGACGATATTATCAATGTACTAGCAAAACGATTCAAAAGCAATGTATTGATGGTCGGTGATCCTGGTGTTGGTAAAACTGCTATTGCAGAGGGTATTGCACGTTCAATCGTTAACAACGAAATCCCTGAATTCTTGGAAGGCTATGAACTCTATTCACTAGAGATCGGTAGTTTGCTTGCCGGTAGTCGTTATCGTGGTGACTTTGAAGAAAAGGTCAAGCAAGTTATTGACGCACTGAATCACAAAAAGAAAGCAATTCTTTTCATTGATGAAGCACACACTATGCAAGGTGCAGGTGGTAGCAACAATGGTAGCGTTGACTTTGCTAACATGATTAAGCCAGCAATTACTAAGGGCACACTAAAGATTATTGCAAGCACAACATGGGAAGAGTTCTACGAAAGTTTTGAGAAGGATCGTGCATTGATGCGCAGATTCTACAAGATTAGTATTGATGAACCAAGCCAAGACTCAACAGTTCGCATTCTAAGTGGACTAGCCGCACGATTGAATGACTTTCATAGTGTTAACATCACAAATGAAGCAATCAATGCCGCAGTTGAAAGTGCAACACGTTATATTCATGACCGTAAAAACCCTGACAAGAGTATTGACTTGTTAGATGCGGCTTGTGCAAAACAACGTGTACTTGGCAATAAAGAAGCCATTATCACTAAGAAGTTAGTCCATGAGCAGGTGGAAAAGTACACAGGTGTACCTGCTGATAAATTGTCGGGAGATAATTTTGATCGTATCAACAACCTTGAACTAAACGTCAAGAATAAATTGTATGGTCAGGACGAAACAGTAGAGAAAGTACTTGAACGTGTTTATGTTAGTTTCGCTGGCATTGGCAATGAAACTAAACCCACAGCAAGTTTCTTGTTCTTAGGCCCAACAGGCACAGGTAAAACAGAATTGGCAAAACTACTGTCTAAGAATTTAGATATGCCTCTTCTCAAGTACGACATGAGTGAGTACAGCGAGAAGCACAGCGTAAGTAGTTTGATCGGACCTCCCCCTGGCTATGTAGGCTTTGGTGATTCACAAGTACAAGGTGGACGCCTAATTAGTGACTTGAGCAAGAATCCACACTCTATCTTACTGTTTGACGAAGTTGAAAAGGCTCACCCCGATATCTTTAATATCTTTTTGCAGATGTTAGATGAAGGTCGTGTTACTGGTAGTAATGGTAAAGAAGTATCAATGAAGAATACTATCATTATCTTGACTAGTAACTTGGGTAGTGCTGACAGCGAACGTAATAACATCGGTTTCGGCGCGCAAGAAAAGACTGGTGAAGATGACAAAGCATTGAAGCAATTCTTTAAGCCTGAATTCCGTAATCGTCTTGACATGGTATGCAAGTTCAACAAGTTGGATATGCTTTCTATCAAGAAAATTGTTATTAAGTTTACAGATGACCTTAAGAAATCGTTGCTAGAAAAACACAACATTACTCTTAACTTGAGTGAGCCTGCAGTTGAGTTACTGGCTAACAAGGGCTATGATAGCAAAATGGGTGCTCGTCCATTAGCACGTAAGATTGATGAATTGATTCGTGTTCCTCTTTCAAAGAAAATCTTGTTTGAAAAAATCAAAGATTCAAACATCATGGCAAATGTCGAAAATGATGAATTAACTTTCAGCATTAGTGTTAAACAAACAGTAGGTATTGGCGAAGATGGAATTATTGAAATCAACACCCAGGCTGGTAGACCGTAATACATTATACTTTAACAAGTATGTTTATAAGGTAACCTTAAAAACACAACACTTAAATCATATCTATTACATAGATAATATTGACGAGTATCGTGAAAAGTTATTAAGGTTATCTAAAGAACGAAATTATTGGGGAGCCAATCGTTATGATTTATCTAAAATTGATTATTATCTAATAGAAAAAATAATCAATTTTAGAAATCGTAATCGACCTAATAAAGACATTCTAATGAGAATGGAATATAATGCCATGAGCATTTATACCAACAACATTGATTTGCTCAATGAGTATTATGATTTTTCACCAAGCAAGGCATCATCATTTAAGATAAACACGGTTACCCCCGGGGTCATGCAATTTGTTAAAGAACCCAAATTTAAATATCGTGTATATCTAAAAAGTAAAAAGATGCCTGAAAATTTTAGGGACGAATTCTACAAGTTTGTTACTACACATCCGTCGGTTAATCCCTGTACTGCATTAGTAGAAAACTTGAAAAAATATAATCCTGGGCGCAGTTGGAAATATGCCATTCCCCATCGTGGAATGTACTTAGAGTATGATGACGAGGGTGTAGTGTTTTTACTGCACTTGATGTTCCCCGGATTAGCTGGTAAAACTTTCAAATTAGAAAAGCGACAATAGTAAGATAAATACTCTAATAAAATGGAGTATTTATGGCAAAGATCGTAGAAGAAGTCGTAGTTATTAAATTTAGTAAGATTGTTAAAGATAACGAAGATGCTAATTTTAGTGTTGCTGGTGACGAAGTACAAACTGCATTAGAACAAGTTGCCCAAGAATTAGTTGGCAATGGTGTTGTAGTTGAGGTGGAGAAAGCGTAATGGCACAAGGTGTAACGCTTATCCTATTGCCTGAAACTGCATATAACAATGTTAACGGCAATGGCTCACCCTATACAGTAGTAGGTGACAATCAACCTGCTGCCGCATACTATTTAAGTAATCAAGACCTGCAAACTGTAAACTATAAGTTTTCACAAGTTACTGGTAATCTTGTCATTCAGGCTACACTAGCAGATAGCCCGCAAGATGTTGATTGGTTTAGTGTGTTTGAAGTAGATGCTAATGCAAATGCCGCCCCAGGCTCAAATAGTTATATCGCAAGTAATGCCAGTGCTTTTACTAATATTGAAGGCACGTTTGTGTTTATGAGAGCAGTTGTTCAAGACTTCCAAGGTGGAGTTGTCGAATACGTTAAATTAAGTTACTAATATGAAAAAAATAGTTGTAATGCCCGGCGGCTTTCATCCATTTCATGCAGGGCATGCCAGCCTATATCAATCAGCATTAAAAGCATTCCCCGATGCTGATGTATATGTGGCAGCAACTAATGATCAAAAAACAAGACCTTTCCCCTTTGCAATCAAAGAAAAACTAGCAAAGGTAGCAGGCGTTGCTCCTGGCCATTTTGTTCAAGTTAAAAGTCCATTCAAAGCAGAAGAGATAACAAAAAACTACGATCCTAATGAAGATGTATTAATCTTTGTGCGTAGCGAAAAAGATAAAACAGAACAACCTAAACCAGGTGGTACAAAGAAAGATGGCAGTCCAGCTTACTTCCAACCATATACCGGCAAGGACCTACAACCATTCAGCAAACATGCATACATTGCATATTTACCAACTATAGAGTTTGGCCCCGGCATTACAAGTGCTAGTGAGATTCGTGAATTATGGCCTAGACTAAACGACAAACGCAAAACAGCAATGGTAATGAGTTTGTATCCGGCTGCTCAGAAGAATCCTAAACTTGCGGCTAACATTGTTGGTATGCTAGATCAGGTCATGGGTGGACAAGTTAATGAAGTATTAAATACTAAACCTAATAAAACCAACAAAGCTACATGGTCAGAACAAACTGAAGACTTGGTTCAATTAAACTTTGTGGCAAGTAATGGTCTTCCGTATAATCTATCTATCACTGCTCTTTATATGTCACCAGATGAAATACAAGATTCTGTACCTGAAGAAATACCAAATGAAGTGGCAGAACGTGGTAGATTTGTAGAATTTTTCCAAGAATCTAAACCAGGCGCTGGATACGGTAAACAAGGAATTGAGGGTACTGGTGCAGCCGCTGAAGTACTTGCTATAGTATACAATGGTCTTAACCAGTACGTTAAAAAATATAAACCAACTTTCTTAATGTTTCAAGCAGCAGAGCCTAGTCGTAGACGTTTGTACAGTGCATTAGTTAAAAAAATTCTACAAACTATGCCTAACTGGAAATACACTGAAAATGATGGTATATTCTTTGTATATGATACTAGATATATTAAACAAGGTATGAAAGAAGGATTTGGTATCCCAATGCCAGGTACATACGAACAAGAACAATTATCAGAATACAAAACTAAAGTACTAGATAAGCCTAAAACAACTAACGTTTATTATGAACCTAGAAACGGAAATAAAACTTATTTGGTTGGTAAAAATGTTCCCGGAGATCAGATTGATCAATTCATCAAATTATTAAAAAGCAAATACAAAGATATACGTGATGCTAGTCCCGATGAAATATATTGGAACGTAGAAATAAAAGAAGAAGTTTCATTAGATGCTATTACTGATGCCGCAGCCTATATTCCAAATGCTGTTAATGAGTATCTACAAAAAGCAATAACAGTTTATGGCCAGGAAGCAAAAGAAAGTGCGCAAATGGTTAAATTATTACCATTGATGTACGCAGGCAAAGCAACTCCTGATCAATTAAAATTCATTAAAGATCAATTTGCAGACATTGGCAAGATATTAGGAAAACAATTAAAAACATTAGTTACGGGTGGCGCAACTGGACCCGTTGCTGATGCTATATCAGATTCACCAGTTGCACAACAAATAATTGACAAAACATTGGATAATTTAGCAGATATTCCAGAGGAAAAAGGTCTGTCAAAAGCAGAAAATTATTTTAAAAATAAATTTGGATTTAGTTTAGTTGGTAAAATTGCTAATCTCTTAAAGTTTGAAACTAGTAGTGATGCACAATACAAACAACAACAAAAAACAGATCAAGCACAAATTAAACAACAACAAGCAACACCTCAGTCTCAAGCAGTGAATAAGCAAGTCAATACTATGCGTAGACAACAACATTATGCTTATGAAGATGCGGCTAAAGGTAAGATGAAACCTAAACATGTTCAAGGTAAAGAAAAGCCTGGTGCAGTAGAAACATTAGAAAAAGGTTTACTAAAAGCCAAAGATCGTGGTATCAAATTGAACTACGATAATATAGATAAAATCATGCAATTGATTTGCAAAGAATATCATTTAACTGGTGACAAACTGCATGATGACTTTGTAAAGAAACACCATATGATTCCAGACAACTGGATTAAGAAACAAACTGATGTTACCGAATCAGTGGATTATTTAGAAGAAAAATAATTTCACACCCCTCTCAGCAAGTAAATAATAGTACTTGTACAACAGAGAGGACTACATGGCTACAAAGAAAACTAAAGCAACGAGCGCACCAAAAGAAGCAAAGACTGTTCCCGTAGAAAAGGTTCAGGAAATCGCAGATAAGGCAGCAGCACAAGGGCCTGCAACAACCGAGGCAACGCCTCAACAAGGACAAATTCAAGTTAACGTAGATTTCTTGCGTACTACCAAAGTGCATATTGCTATGCCTTGCTATGGTGGTATGTTGACTGAATCAACATTTATGAGTTTCATCAAATGGGCTAACACAGCTCGCCAATTGGGTATTGACTGGACATTGGAAACAATGGTTAATGAATCACTTATTAGCCGTGCACGTAATACACTTACTGCTAAGTTCTTAGACATGCCAGATGCTACACACTTGTTTTTCGTAGACGCTGACATTGGTTGGGAACCTTGGCACTTGCTAGTTCTACTAAACCGTGACGTAGATGTTATCGCTGGATTATATCCAATGAAGACTATGCCTATCAAGTGGGTCGTTAACGGATTCGACGGTGCTGAAGAAGGACCAGATGGATTGCAAGAAGTATCAAAAGCTGGTACAGGTTTCTTACTAATGAAGAAACACGTATTCGCCAAGATGAACGGTCACCCAGCGGTTAAACAATACAAAAACGACATTGGTCTTGATCCAAAGTATGACCAATACTTGAAGACATACTTTGACACAGCAGTTCGTCAGAATCGTTACTATTCAGAAGACTGGACATTCTGTGAAAACTGGCGTGATCTAGGTGGTCGTATTTGGGTTGACAAGCGTGTTCTATTACGTCACAGTGGATCATATGTATTCTGTCAAGAAAATCAACAACACTTGATGGACACAATTGGCCCCATGTACGTTGAAGCCAAGAAGGCACAAGAGGCACAGGCTGCACAAACTTTGCAACCTGATGCTAACGGAAACGTTACACTGCCAACTACTTGATAACTCTTAGTAGTTCAAAAAAGCCCCGTAACTGGGGCTTTTTTATTATGTTCCAAATTAATTTTATTGATAAATATAGTATATTATTGGAATTCTCACTATGAAAATCAACGACATTTTTGAATCAACTACAGCAGGTAGTATCAGTACTGTTGCAATGCCTTTAGGCGAAGTAAACAAGCGTGAGTCAACAAAAGTTGACGGACTTGAACCTGTAACAAAGTTAGCAAAGGCCAAGAAAAAAGGCCCTTATATGAATAGTCTTATCGAAGGTAAGATGAAAGAATTAGACGATGATCTAAAGAATTTAAAAGATGCGGACTTCAAAAAGAAATACAAAATGTCTAAAGCAGACATGAAGAAGAATCTTACTGAAGAAGAAGTTATCGAAAGTGATATTATTCTTGTGCCAGGTCAAGGTCGTTCACAACGTACAGGATTTACAGTAAACGATCCTGATCGTGCAGAACATGAAGGTGAAACATTAAAAAACAGTCTACACACTATTGCCCGTTCAGCAATGAAATTAAACAAACATTTAGAAACTAAAGATGAATTTCCTGAATGGGTCAGTGAAAAGATTGGTGCTGTTAAATCTATGATGACCAGTGTTATGCAATACTTAATCAGCAAGGATGAGATGCAACATAGCGGTGAATTAGAAGAAATGCAAACACCAACTAGAGGTGGTACAGTTGCAGGTGGTATTGCCGCAGAAGGTAAAAAAGTTGACCGTTTTGTTAAACATGTTGAAAAGTCAGAAGAAAAAGCAGGCAAGTCAAAGAAAGATGCCGAGAGCATTGCATGGGCTACTGCTAACAAACGTGGCATGTTAGATAACAAGAATAAGAAGAAATAATCATGAGTTCAATATTAAAAGGTATAACCATTAACGAAAGTCTGCAAGATGACATCATAGATTTAATGAAGTCTAAAGGTTACAATGTTAAGCCACGCGGCAGTATTGAACAACAAAAAGCAGAGCGTGATGCAATGTTGGCACAACGTAAAAAAGATGCTGAAAATCGTCCTGCACCTCCTGCTCCCAGCGCAGAAGAAGTTGCTAACGCAAAAGAAAAACTAGCACAACTAGAACGTGTGTTTGATAAAAATTATCAATACAGCGACGATCACAGTGTG